AGTTTCTTAGAACATATGAAGAAGCGGGCAATTATTTACCAAATACATCTACACTAAATAATGAAGAGTTGTCTAAGGTAAGAGGGTTTGAAGATCCAAATAAAAAATATCCAAAATTTGAATATGATGGGTTATCCGATGTTAATAAACTTGCAGTAGGTGATAGGTCGCATTTATCTTTTCAAGTAAAAGAAAATAATAAGATAGAAAATATACAATTGGCAAAAACATCTCAAACTTGGGATGAGCCAGAATCGGCATTTGCAGGAAATTACCCATATAATCAAGTAATAGAAACAGAAGCCGGCCATGTAATAGAAATAGATAGTACACCTAATGCTGAAAGAATACAGGTGTTCCACAAAAAAGGAACCTACATTGAAATAGATGTTAATGGTTCAATGGTTAGAAAAACGGTAGGCGAAAATTATGAGATAATGGATCGTAATAATTTTGTTTATGTTAAAGGCGCTCATTGTTTAACGGTTGAAGGTAAAACAAGTATATTAGTCAAGGACAATGCTGTTATAGAAGTTGAGGGAGATTTGTCGGTAACAGGACACGGCGATACTTTAGTTCAATCTGCAGGCAATATGGCCGTAGTTGCAGAAACAGCGATTGTAACTGCAAAAAAAGGTATAGATATTGCATCAGAAGGTGCTATCAATATACAAGGAAAAAGTATAAGCATGAGATCTAGCGGCGGCGCAATTAATATTAAATCTAGTGCCGACTTAAATCTTCAGTCTAGTTCTACTGGCACATTAAGTTTAAAAGGTGGATTGACATTATTAATTGATGCTGCAATAATAAAAACAAAAATGGGTGCTAATATTATAAAAGCAATCGCATTGGGTGTATTAACGCCGCCAAAAAAGAAGACACCCAATACTACACAAATACCTGTATTGCAAAGAAAAGCTTTAAATGATGATTCATTCTTATTCGATTCCGCAGAACCAGAAGCGGATGCATATAATAAGCAAAGAGAAGCAGCAGGTGAAATATCAAACGATATTCAACTAACTCCTAAAGCGTCAGACCTGGCTACTACTAGGAGTTTTGGTGGTACATCGAACGCAAAAATATTACAAGCAGATTGTGAGATATGCACTAAGTTTAATAACAGTTTTCCTAGATCATTTAAATTATCAAAATCGTTTACTCTTGGCAATTTGTTAGTTGGAAAATTTGGACCAGCCTTGCAAGCACAACGAGGATTGCAGGAGCAAGATATTGTTTGTAATCTAATACAGTTGGCGGAAAATGTTTTGGAGCCGATTAATGCAAAATATCCGGGGATGATTATTAGTAGCGGATTTAGAATTGGCACAAATGGTAGCGATCATGGAATAGGTGCTGCTGCAGATTTAGTTTGGCCAAATAAAAAAATTAGCGATATTAAGGATATTGCAGCTTGGATTACAGCAAACGTGCCCCACAGACAAGTTCTTTTAGAATATGAAACATATGAAGGAACAGATAAAATTAGAGTTGCATGGATACACGTTGCTTTCTTATCTGACAAAGGCTCATTGGTAAAATCAACAAAAGCGCCTGTTCAAACATTTGTGAACCATCAATCCAAATACAATAAATTGGTAAATCTAGGTTAATAAATATCAATTATGGCAACACAAAAATCGATAAAAACTTTTGTAGATTTGGATCTTTCGTTCAAAGTCAACCCCTTTACCAAAGACCTATATCTAAAAACAGATGAAGAGGCAGTTAAAACAGCTTTAAAACATCTAATACAAACACGAAATTTTGAAAGACCTTTTCACCCTGAGATAGGGACACAAGTACATTCATTGTTATTTGAAAACTTTTCGCCAGCAGTAAAACTTGCAATGGAAAGAACTATACAGCAATCAATAACAAAATTTGAAACAAGAGTTAGATTAATAGAGGTGAATGTTTCGGAAACAGTTGAAGAGAACGATTTACTTGTGAATATAGTATTTGCTTTAAAGAATACAGACAATCCAATAACAATTACAACTTTACTAAGTAGAGTACGATAAATGGCAAATTACAGATTAGCAGAATTAGACTTTGATGATATTAAAGTCAATCTCAAACAATTTTTAACAAACTATAGAGATAAAGATAATAATCTTATTTTTAAAGATTATGATTTTGAAGCATCTAGTTTATCTATACTTATAGATTTGTTATCATACAATACACATTATAATGCGTACTTGGCAAATATGGTCGCAAATGAAATGTTTTTAGATTCTGTTGTGAAAAGAGAATCTGCAGTATCGATTGCAAAACATTTAGGATATAGACCATTATCTTATAGAAGTGCTAAAGCAAAAGTTTCATTCACAATTAATAATCCGGTAGATACCCCTCCAATTTTAACACTGCCTAAGTTTTCACCGTTTACTACAACAATTAATAATACTCAGTATACTTTTTCAAACTTAGATTCAATAACAATAAAACCAACAAATGGTGTTTATACATTTACGGATGTTGAGATAGTAGAGGGAGAGGCATTAAGTTATGTTTATAGAGTTGATGTTTCTGGTCCTGAAGAAAAATATACAATACCAAATAAAAATATAGATACAACTACAATTAGAGTAACAGTTCAAAATTCGTACACTGATCTAACAACTCAAAGTTATACTCTAACAGATAATTTAGAAGCATTATCGTCTGAATCAAAAGTGTTTTTCTTAGAAGAAAATCCATCTGGTTTCTATGAAATATTCTTCGGTGACAATGTTTTGGGCAAGAGATTGGTATCTGGCAATTTAGTAAAAATTGAATACTTAATTAGTAATGGTTCCGCTTGTAATGTATCTGGAGAGATAGAACAAAGATTTTCGTTGGGGGCTCTTGTAGGCGGTGTTAATTTGGGGTCTACTATAATAGCAGCAACAAACTCAACGGGCGGTGCTGAACCAGACACACTAGAAGACATTAAATTTAAAGCTCCTCGTTTCCTATCTTCATTCAATAGAGCAGTAACAGCAAAAGATTATAAGGCAATTATTGAATCAAATTATCCGTTGGTTGAATCTGTATCGGTTTGGGGCGGAGAAGAAAACATCCCACCAAAATATGGTAAAGTTATTATTTCATTGAAGCCATATTTTGGTTACACTATTAATACAGAACTTAAAAATAAAATATTACAAGACATTTTGCAAGATAAAAAAATAATGTCTATCATACCTGAATTTGTTGACCCAAATTATCTACATATTACATTAGACACAAAAGTAAAATTCGATCCCGCAAATTCAAGATATACTACACCCGAAATACAAATCTTAGTTAAAGCAAAAATTGAGGAATATTTTTCTACAGAACTACAAAAATTTGATAGAGATTTTGTGTATTCTAAATTATCTAAAACAATAGATTCAATTAACTCATCTATTGTTGGTAACGTAACAAATTTTAGAATTCATAAAAGAATAACGCCCGTAGTCAATATATCAAATAGTTATACCGGCGCAACAATTATAAAATTTGCAAATAAATTATTATCAGGAAGCATACAGTCTACGGGGTTTTATTACGAAATAAATGATGAGATAAAGGCGGTATATTTTAAAGATGTGCTAACAACGTCTGGTACTAGCAAATTAAATTTATATGATCTATATGAAGATAGTTTATTGGTATCATCACTGGGAACCGTTGATTATATTAATGGAACAATAACTATTGCAGTTTTAACACCTGCAGGTTATATTGAAAATACTAACGATATTCGATTCTATGCTAAAATTGAAGAATTGGATATTAACGCAACAAAAGATTTAATACTTATTATAGATGATGGCACATTAGATACAACATCCAAACGTGTAGCTGGGTTAACAGTAACAGTAACAACACAATAAAATGGCAGAAAATATTTTTGCGCTCGATGCATTATTGGGCCCTTTAAAATTATACGGGACATCTAGACCCGAAAGTTTTGCTGGCTATCAAGAAGGATGGTTTTATCCGTTATACACTACACGTAAAGAAGCAATACAAGCGGATATAGATAGAACAGGCAAAGGCATTTATCAAACACTAACATTCTATGGTAGAACAGGTGAATTTTATATTCCCGATAGTTTTAAGAATTTAGCACAATTAAAAGATCCTTTAATTTATACCTTGCACGATGGCAATGGTGCAGAAAATCCCTTTAAACGAATACAAAATAGATTGTCGATTTTAGTTGAGGATCAATTACCAGATTTTATACAATCCGACTATGGAATGTTTGTTACATTTATAAAAGCATATTATGAATTTTTAGAACAAAACAATCAAGCGCAGGAAATACTACAAGACATTTCTAAATACGCCGACATAGATGAAACAACAGAAAATTTAGTTACTAGATTTATTCAAAATTATGCAAGCGATTTAACTGTTTCTAACAGTGCAAACAACAGGTTGTTAATAAAGAAAATACGAGAAATCTATAGCAAAAAAGGAACTGAGCCGGCATATAGATTATTGTTCAATGTTTTGTATAGAGAATCTATAGATTTCTTCTATCCTTATGATATAGTTTTAAAATCATCTGATGGAAAATTGATTACTCCGAGAGCCTTACGGGTTAAACAAATTACCGGTAGACAAAACATTTTTGATTTTGAAAATACTGAAATAGTAGGTATAACGTCAAAGGCAAAGGCAATTGTCAATAAAGTAATCAAAATTGATTTAAACGGATTTGATGTATATGAACTAATGCTAGATACAACTAGTATTATTGGAGAGTTTTTAGCAGACGAACAAATTACGGCAACAAAAACTATATTACTCACGGGCGAACAATTCACAACAACTAAATTAACCGCAAGACTATATTCAATTGTTAGTAGAATAGATATTGTTGACGGTGGGTTGGGTTATAAAAAAGACAATGTAATAACTATTACTGACGGGACAGGTATTCTTGCAAAAGCAAAAATTAATAGTGTAAATAGATTTGGTTCAATCACAAATATAGAAATTATTGAACCTGGATTAAATTATAGCGCAAATACAATAATTGTGCCCGGGTTACCCACTGAATCTTTAACAGGGACATATATTGTTAAAAATGGACAAGTTACACTAACATTCCCACAACAACACGGGTTGGTCAGAGAAAAGAATATAAACGCATATTATACCGGCAATGTGTTTAGTCCAATTGACAACACTTCACATAATGCTGTAATTACATCTATTCCAAATGTAAGATCAATTAGATACAAATATCCTGGATTTTAAATGGCAACGTATACTCTATCAACAACTTCATCTACGGTAAACGAAGGTTCCAATGTAACAATTATATTGGATACTGTCGGCGTACCTAATAACACATTGGTGCCATTTACAATTACGGGTACTGGTATAGGTACAGATGATTTTACCGGGTTAACTTCGTTGTCTGGAAATTTTAATGTTCGTAGCAATCAAGGCAAAATAACTTTAGATACCAAGAAAGATTTAAAAACAGAATTTGATGAAACATTTGTTTTAAGATTGACTGCTTCCGGTGGCAATGAAAATATTGGCATTATTATAAAAGACACGTCTAAAACAACATCAAACAATTTAGTTAAATTTACCATAACATCAGTTTCTTCTGCAATATATGAAGGAAGTTATGCTAACTTCTTTATAAAGGCAGTAGACCTTGCTCCTGGTACAGTTGTGCCATATAGAATAGTTGGTATACAAGCAGATGATATTGCAGAAGGTGTTCTTACGGGGCTTGCTACATTTTTGCCAACCGGCACTACAAATCAAACGCAAGCAAATGTTACTTTAACTTTATTAGACGATAAGACAACTGAGGGAATAGAAACAATAGTTTTAATATTGAATCCAGATTTTCCATATTCTTTACAATTATCAAGTACAATATCAGTATTAGATACATCGATTGCGACTATACCCGATTTTACTCTTATAACAAATAAGAACAGAGTAGTTGAAGGTAGCAATGTCACTATAACATTAGTTTCCTCAAATATACCCGACGGAACTATAATTCCTTGGAGAATTATAGGGCAAAAAGGAGATATTAGTTTAGGTGATTTTGATAGAATAGGGTCTTTAAATGGGTATTTTCCTGCAATCAGTTCAAACATTGCAAATTTGACTCTTGAAATTAGAGACGATTATTTGTTTGAGCAATCTGAATTTTTCTATATAGAAATACCAAATAGGAATGCGTCATCTACTATTATTGAAATCATAGATTCGGGAAATACATATTTAGCTTCGGGTGCTACACATACTGGAAATGTAATACTTAGCTTTTTGGATCCCGCAGTATTGCGTGCTAATATAGGCGGTATGGCTATTGCAAAATCATATTGGAAAGATACATCGGGACAACTATCAGAAAATATGTATTTGCAGGGTAAGACTCAATATGCAACAGAAGATTCAATTGCATTTTATCAACCATTTTCGTATGTTATACGTTCATCGAAGTCTATAGAAGAATGGGGTAGCAGTATTCGCTCTGTACTACATCCTGCAGGATTGAGTCTTTTTAGCGAAATAAATAATGAAACAATGCCGTATAATGCAAAGTCGTTGGAAGTAAAAGTAACAAACGATACAGAAATAGATACGTTCTCCTCAATCACTATAGATAATCCTGCATTGCGTGCAAGCAGTGCATCCAGTAATTTGAGAGTAGATTCCGTAACATCGCTATTTAACTTATAATAAATAATAGATGCCTAATATAGTAACTAACAAATTTAAAATCAGTAATGCTAAGAGTTTCTTGGACAGTTATACTGTTTCCGGAGAAAACACATTATACATGTTCTTAGCAAAACCCGACCCCTGGGGCGCTAACGATTTTCCGCCGGACCCTAAAGATTCGCAACAAAATTATTCTAAAACATGGGATGAAATTGTTAGTTTAAAACGCATAATATCTACCAATATGGTTAATGTCATTAAGCGTATAAATTGGGCGGCTCAAACAATATATGCTGAATATGACCACGATGACATAGAATTATTAACAAAGAATTTCTATGTTATCAATAGAGATCTTGATGTGTATAAATGTATAGACAATGTAGGTGGATCTGTATCTACAGTAGAACCTACCGGAAAAAGTTTAAATATATTTACTACATCTGATAGTTATAAGTGGAAATACTTATATAGTGTATCTACATCAGACAAATTAAAGTTCTTAACTGACAATTGGATGCCCGTAAGAACAAATCCCGATGTTGCAACAGTTGCAAAAGATGGTGCTATAGAAAATATTAAAATTTATAACGGCGGCTTAGATTATTCAGTATTTTCTAAGGTCACCGTTGAAGGCGATGGTGTAAATGCAAATATTTCAGCCAAACAAAATTTGGGCGTTATCTATGATTTCGTATATACCAATGCTGGATCAAAATATAGATTTGCAAATGCGTATGTTTCAGATAATCAAGGCACAGGTAGATTGGCAAACATTAAAGCAATATTGAGTCCTGTTAATGGTCACGGGTATGATCCTGTATCAGAATTGGGCGCATATTATGTTATGTTAAATGTAAAAGCAGAATACAACGAAGGATATGGAGATTTTCCCACAGGGTTTTCTTTTAGAAAAGTAGGTATAGTTAAGAATCCAATGAGTCCGGGTGGCGTTTTGGCAAACGCTGCAACATTATCTGGATTGGTTGGTATAAATGTAAGTAACGTAAATGGTACATTTATAAACAACGAATACCTTGTTGGTATTACTAGTAAGGCAAATGCTTACGCAGTAACATCAAATGTGGTTTCAGGAAACGGATATATTAGATATATTCAATCATTTGGGACAACAGAAAATTATAAATCATTTACAATCGGAGAGTCTGTAATAGGCAGGACTTCCGGAGCAACAGCAATAGTTACACAATCATTATCATCAGAAGTAATGCAAGATACAGGCGAAATACTCTATTTAGAAAATAGAAACCCCGTAACTAGAACAATAGATCAAACAGATAATTTACATCTTGTAATAGAATTTTAAGGAAAAGATATGACTGTATTAACAAATGTTTCACCATACTTTGATGACTTCGATGAAGATAAAAACTTCGTTCGAGTGTTATTCAAACCCGGTGTTGCAGTACAAGCAAGAGAACTAACACAATCTCAAACAATATTACAAAATCAAATTAAGTCTGTAGGTAATTTTCTATTCAAAGATGGTAGTAAAGTTTCAGGACCTGCCCCGTCGGTAAATCTTGATGCAAGAACAATTCGTCTAAAAAATACAGATTCACGCGGCACACCAATTACTGTTTCAAATTTATTAAACACGTATGTTACTACGGCAACATCGGAAGTTTTAGGATATGTAGAGTTTGTGTATGAAGCAGACGATCCTAATTTAGGTGACCCTATTAGTATTGTTATTTCTTTAAAGAAATTCAATATAGTAAATGATGGTATGTTTGCAGAAAATGACGAGCTGTATTTTTATACTGATTACACTGATGCTTTAAACAAAGCAATACCCAGCTACACTGCAATTACCGAAACCGATATTACAAAAAATGCAATATCTACACTTAAACAATTTTCTAAAACGGTTGTACTAACAAACCCAAGTACAATTATTGAAGTAGGTGATTTATTAGTACATCCTTCTATAACAAAGAAACTGTATGTCACTAAAATTGTAAATACTTTAGAAATAGAAATTAGTGATGCACCGGATGTTGTTATTGGTGGGCAAAATGTTGCTTATGTAACCAAACCAACAAATCCAACAACTATAGTATCACAGGATGATGCAATCTTTTACAAATATGGATTTTTTGTTAAAGCATCATTACAAAGAATTGTACCGGATAAAAAAACAGCATATCCAACAAAATTGGTTGGTTATTTAAGTGATCAACAAATTATTACAAGCGAGGATGATACTACATTATTAGATCCTGCGTTTGGTAGTTCAAATTATTTTGCAACTGGCGCTGATAGATTAAAAGTAGATCTAAACCTTGTAAGTTTAGACGTTAATGAAGACGGTAAAGTTGAAACCGCCGTTGCCGGCGATGTAATTCCTTTATTAAATTACAATAAAGGACAGATTGAATTCCTTGCAGAATTAACTGCAGATGCCGATTTAGATAAAAAATTAGCAGAACGAACATATGATGAATCTGGAAGCTATGTAGTAAATCAATTTAAAATCTCACCAACTCTTGGGTTAGAAACAGATACGGATTTAAAATTCTCTATATCTGAGGGCAAAGCATATGTCGGGGGATTGCCAGTAAGAACTGTAGGTGCTACAGAAGTTTCTGTTCCTAAGTCTACTTTGACAGAAACAAAGACTGGTTATAATATTAATACTACACAGGGTAATTATTTTAAATTAGCTAATTTGCAGTATAAGATTATTTCACCTACAGAACTAACTGCAAGCTCAATATTTTTAGAATTGCATAGTGTGAAAAATCCAACAAGCGCAAATACACTAATTGGTACGCTTGCATATAAAAACATTGAATATGACAGTTATATCGGAGGTGTTAATGTTGCACCTCAATATAAATTATTCTATAACTTATATTCTCCGGTAAAAGAAGTTCCTGCAACATGGACAGATTGGTCTACAAAATATAAAGCATCGGTTGCCGATGGGCAATATATTGCAAACGTAATTTATACGTCAAATGAACTTTTCGGGCGATATGGACCAGCAAATACTCCGTATTATGGATTATTCAGAGAACCTGATACTGGCGGTGTATACTATTGGTATAATCGTTGGATCAATAATAATAAAGACATTGAAAAAGTCAAGGCCGAGGTAGTTGCGGCAGTATCTTCACCTACCGCCGATCCAACAGATAAACCTAGAGCATTAACTAATGTTAAATCATTTTTACAAGTTGAAAATGGTAGTCCATTCTATGATGGTTTGGTTAACGTAAAACACATACGAAGTGTTATCGGTGTATCAAACGGCCTTACATCACATGGCACTTCAGCCACATATTCTACACCTTTCTTCTATGCAGATATTGCAAGTGATGGTATTGCTACATCTGGCGTAACTACAATATTTGATTCTAATAGACCAGCAGAACGACTGTTATTTCCCATTAATAAAACATATGTAAAAAATGTTGATACTATTAGAACTGAATACATAAGAGTTTTTACTAATGCTGTGTTTAGTTCCGGTGTGTTTTCTAAGACATTGTCTGTACCAGAAACATTTGCATTAGGTGATGGTATAATTCCTTCAAGTACTGCAAGAACAAACTTTATTGTGTTGGTAAAAAGTGGAGAAACATCTAATACAAACATAGGTGCTTATAATTTTGAAAGAGGCACAACAACAATTGCAGGCGATTCTGCCACACTAACCATTAATATGAATGACCCTTCATTCACAGGTATTGCGGATGTATCTTTAAAAATTGAAAGTGATGATTTACAACCAAGAACAAAAACTTTAGTTGAAAATCATGCAAAAATTGTAAATATTGCACTAGCTGATTATGCTTATTCTTTAGGAAAATCTGATATTACAGTATTTAAGAATTTATATGCATTAACAAATGTTGAAAAATATCTTGGTTCTTGGGTATCTACAACATCATATAATTATAATGATATAGTAACTTTAGATAGTACAGCGTATGTTGCAATTGCGCCATCGTCTAATGTTTCTCCAATAAATGCCAATTCATGGACGTCGTTAAATCCTGAGACTACCTCGAATTATATTCTTAATAATGGTCAAACAGATACTTTCTATGATCACGGTACTGTTAAATTTATTTCTGCCACAAATCCTCCAGGAAATGTTTTAGTATTATTTGATTATTTCACACATTCAGGTGAAGGGCCAGCTACAGTACAATCATATCCTTCCTCTTATTATTCTAGAATACCCACTTATAGATCGGTTGTTGATTCAAATGAATTTAATCTGAGAGATGTGATAGATTTTAGACCGAGAAGAATTGATGATAGTCCATATTATAATTTTGATTCTTCAATTATACCAACATCCACAGTAAATACTGAAGCAGATGTTACTTATTATCTTGGCAGAAAAGATAGAATTTATATAACTAATACCTTGCAAAATTATAATTCTCCATATAATAAATTCTATGTACAACAAGGCGTCGAATCTGCAAATCCAAAAGAAATTGACGATATCTCAGATATTAGCAAATTGAGTCTTGCAGTTTTAGAAGTACCACCATATGCAACAAGTTCTTTTGATGTTAAAATAACATATGATGATAATAAGCGTTTCACTATGCGCGACATAGGTAAAATTGAAACTCTTACAATTAATTTAGATAAAGCAGTAAAATTACAAAGTATTGAAATTGCAAATTTGAGATCTATTGTTACAAATGACAACGGTGATACATTGTTGAAATCTGGTATTTTAGTTGAGGATTTTACCGGTACCGATAAAGCAGATCTCACAAGTGGTTATTTTGGTGTTGCTGTTGATACTGACGAGCAAGAATGTTTCCCTGGTTTTGCAGTATACAATATAGATTTAAATGTGGTAGCAGATATAGACATTTTAGAAATAAATGATCTTATTACTATGAAATATGTCAATGAAGTATTTGCATCACAATTAGAGGCAAATAGTGTTATTAATGTTAACCCTGGTGCTATTAATGATGGTGTGGGTAGAGCAGAAATTTCAAAGAAAAATTCTTTTAATATTAATATGTGGTTAACTGGCGGATTGTTATTATTTGGTGGTTTAGTTGCAGCAAAAATAATTTCAGCATATAGTCTTGTAGCAGCGGGCGCTGTTACTGGGGGATCCGCCTTTCATGCAGCATATCTTGGAGAAAGTGTATTATCTGTAGCGTGGGGTGCTGTTCGAGATGTTGGTTTAAGTTTTGTTGACGCAGTAAGTTCTATAGATGGTCTATCTAAATTTGTAAATTCTGGTTTTACATATATAAAAGATGGACTAGCTAGATTTGTAGCGGATTGGTTACCTGGCTCCAATACTGTAGTAGCCAGCGCAACCGCAGGTGGCTCTGGTGCATTTGCTGCTATAAATGCATTAAATAGTCAACTTCTAGCTTCGGGCGCTGCGGGATTTCAAGCTGGGGTATCAAGTTTAACCGGAACACTAGGAAACATTTTTAATCAACCTTTTACTAGTACATTATCGGGTTTACAAACAGGACTAACACAACTTGTAGGGGGTGCTGCAACGTTCGTCTTTGCTGGAATTGCACAAGGAGCAAGTGCATTAGCTGCAGCAACAACCGGTGTACCTATTTTGGGAAGTGTAACTGCGGCAATTGCTAGTAGTGCTTCAACTTTTGCTGCATATATTAGTACTGCACCAGTACTTATTCAAGTTGTTGCTGTTGTTGCTGTTGCGTATGTTGCAGTTAAAGTAGTAAAAGCTGTTTGGAAAGGCATTAAAAAATTATTCTCAGATGAAAGAATGAAAACAAACGTTAAATTTGTTAGAAAAATGCCAAACGGATTAAATCTATATCAATATGAATATAGAAAAGAATTCAAAGATATTGCGGGACACGGAGTGTTTGAAGGGTATATGGCTCGCGAAGTTGAAAAGCGTTATCCTAAAGCTGTCCAAATTGAGAGCAACGGTTATAAATCAGTAAACTATTCTTTAGTAGGAATTTAATATGGCGACAAATATAACATCAACCAGAGATGCGGAAATACCAATCTACGCAGGATCCGAGGTTATGTCTTTTACGGTGGCGCAGATGCCACCGGGTATAAAAATTTATACTTATGTGAACGGGGTTAATATTACACCTTTTACCGCACCGGTAACATCTGGTGCATTATTAGGTGATACTATTACTACTGATCAATTGGGTAGTGCACTTGGTTTTGTGTATATCCCCAGTACCGAAGGCAAATTTAAATTCAATGTTGGTGAGATTCGTCTAACATTTGGTGATAGTGCAGATGGTATAGAAAAATGTAAGTATATTTCTGAAACCACCTTAATGAATCATGGATTAAATATCGTAGATCCAGAACAAGGTGGTACAATTGCACTAAGAACAACAGAAAAATTTAGAACTTCTCCATTGGGATCTTCGGCAGATCCCAATAATACTCAGAAAAGATTGGATCCGTTATCTCAAACATTTACAATAGATGCAGGCACGTATCCATTGGGCATTGTTTTAACTTACATTAATTTATTCTTTTATACTAAAGACGATAAGTTACCTGTAAGTATAGAATTGAGACCTATGTCTGGTAGCAAACCGTCCACAACAGAATATATGTCTGGCACGACATCTTCAAAAGTACCGGCGGATGTAAATGTATATGATGCAACGGTCGGAGCAAAAGCAACAACATTTGGTTTTGCTCATCCAATATATTTGAAACCTGGCGAATATGCATTCTGTGTATATACTAAATCAGACAAGTATCAATTATTGTCTGCAAAAACAGGTGATGGTAAAACAGTTAAGCAACCGTTTGCTGGTAGATTATTTAAAGCACAAAATACTACAGACTGGTTGGGTGATGAAAATGAAGATTTGACTTTTATGTTAGGTAAAGCAAAATTTGATCCTGGTACAGTAACTTTTGAAATGACAACGCCGGCTCTTGCTGAAATAGATTATAATAGAATTCGTTTGTTAAGTACAGAAATTGCGTTGGGTGATACAGCAAAAGTTACGTATAAAATACAAACAACTGAAGATACTAACTCCAGAGATAAAACAAAATTTACCGATATTATTCCTGGTTCGGAATTAAATTTAACAGGAAGACAATCTTTAAAAGACAAGGGCGATTTAAAATTAGAAGTTTCATTGACAACAAAATCTAAAGATGTTGCGCCATTCTTAGATAAACAGTTGATGAAAGCTCAAATATTTAGAAACAACGTATTGCCTTATAGTACAGATATTTCTACATCTGAGTTGGCTGCAAATCACGGAACAGCACAGGCAAGATATATTAGTAAAGTTGTATCGCTTGCAGACCAATTTGACTCCACTGGGATGGAAGTAAAGGTAAATGTCAATAGAAAAATTGGTACAGATATCGAAGTTTTTGTTAGAGTTTTATCTAGAAACGATAAAAGTTTTGTTGGCGGTATACAGACAAGACCTTTTATTAAACTTCCATTGGTTTCACCTGTGAGTAAATCGTATGCGGGGACAAATGACGATTTATTTACTGAAGAAACATACAGACTATTAGAACCAGCTTTGACATATTCAAACTCTGCAAACTTAGTTTCAAATGTTGCAATAACGTCCACATATGAAACTTTTGCAAATTATCAAGTTAAGATAGTGTTCTACGCAAACAATCCAGTTTATTTACCTAAGATTAAAAACTTAGTAGCAACTTCATTATTATAAAATGAATTCAAGATATATTCCCGTAGAAAACGATCCTGGGTATGTTGTAGACCCAGCAAGTTCTGCAATTCTTAATACTAATACTCATGCTTTAATTGAGTACAAGCAAAAAAGAAAACAGACCAAACTAATTCAGGATATGAAAGACGAAATAAATATGTTAAAAGCGGAAATTGATAAAATTAAAAACCATTTAAATTTAAGTTAACCATATGGCTGCCCCAAAAAATCTACCAAATGTTCTTGTAGGAACAACACCTAATAGCGGAGACGGCGATTTACTTCGCGATGCCTTCATCAAAGTAAACGACAATTTTAATTCGCTTTATACTGGCGGGCAGGTTGTAGGACATGGATCTGATTCTAAAATATTACCGGGTTATACTTGGCAAGGCGATAAAGACACCGGAATGTACAGACAAGCCTCTGGTGTTATTGGCTTTTCTTTAAACGGCGCAGATTCTCTAATATTAAATGAGAACGGTACTATTAAATGGTACACAAATGAATTGGCAACACAAGATTATGTGTTAGCTAGATTAGCCGCATTTACTGGCGGCGTAAGTGGCGCAAACATTACTGTTGTTACTGGATCCGGTACTGCGAATGTAACTGTTAATGGTATTCCTGTAGTTTCTTCTTTGCCGTCATTGGGTAACTATGAGGGTAGAATAGTATTCAATTCTGGAGATGTTTGGGTCTATTCTAAATACCCCACAGGAAATGGTACAGGATTGCCGGCAGATTCTGCAATTGCAAGATTGGCTGGTTCTGATTCTAGATGGGTAAGATTTAGAGGCGATACTGCATTTGCTATAGGTGCGGTTAAACCTCAAACAGCACCAGAAGGCACCGTCTTCTATGAAACAGCAAATGCCAAACCGTATTTGTTTATTTCTGGTCAATGGAAAACATTATCAAGTGTTATAACATCTAGCGCACCGTCAGGTTTAGAAGTTTTAGTTTCATTACCAGTAGTTGGTGATGCAGGAAATTATTTAGGTAGAACAGTTGTAGTAGGGACAATTGCATATATCTTTATTGGTGGCGCTTGGAAAAATCTAAGCGACTATATTTCTAGTTCTTCTGGTACAGGTGGCGGAATTTCTGCAGGTGGATCGTTACCTGCAACAGCAAACGCGTTTGAATTGTTTAGAAAAACATCTGGTATAGATCCGGGGTTATATATCTATTCTGGTGGTTGGAATACAATACAACAATTTACAGCAAATACTGGCACAGCAAGAGTTAGAACATTAGCATCATTGCCATCAGATGTAACATTATACAACCCTGGCGATTTAATTATTGTAGGTGGTACTAGCTATATTTTAAATACAACTAAAACCAGTTGGGATTTTTATTCCCCAGGCGTAAGTGGTACTGTAACAAATATTGTTTTAAATGCAGGACAAGTAGGTAGTACAGAATTAGCATCTAACGCAGTTATAACATCTAAAATTTTAGCCAATATTATTACCGGAGAAAAATTAGTAAGCAATACTGTTACAACAAGAGAATTAGCTAGTGGGGCTGTTACATCTATTAAATTAGGAACAAACGCAGTTACTTCTGGCAAAATACAACCTGGTTCAATAACAGGAACCGAAATTGCAAGCAATTCTGTTAGTGGAACAAAAATTGTAAGTGGTACTATTACTAGATCTCAATTAGTTGCAAATATTTTTACCGGTGTTACAGTAACGGCAAACGCATTATCTGAAGTTTCTCAAAATGCTGGCACTATTACTTCAGGAATTTTAAGATCAACTGATGGTAGAATGGTTATTGATTTAAACAGTAAATTTATCAGAATTGAAATATGACAACTAATGTTTTGTGGGCGGGCACAACTGGTGGTAAAAAGGTAGTATCTATCTTCAATAATCCCACGGGACAACAGGGTAGTAATTTACCATTGACAAATCCAACAACATATTTGAATAGAATATATTTTGATACTAGATTCGACTATTTAAATATAATACAGAAAACAGATTTTGTTCAAAATTATTCTTTAGTTACCGCGGACCCCGATCCAACAGTAACAACTAAAAATACAAATGAGTATACTATAGCAATACACAATTTTGGCTATGTCCCTGCTGCAATTTTAATAGATTATGACACAAGAGAAATTATAGCAGGACACACATATGTACAAATTGTAAATAACAATTCATTTAGGATTGTATCATTAGCAATGGATAGTACTAAATTTTATATTAAAGAACGAAATATTGTTAATACAGATTCATTAACAACACTAACAAGAAGATACACATTGTTAGCGTTTGAAAATACAGCATCGGTACCATCTTTCTAATATGGCTAATGTATATCTTTTAAATTTAACCCAAGATTTTGTTTCAATGGGTAATGTATTTAGTACAGACAATAGTTATCTTTACAAAAATACTTCTCAATATTCATCTGCGGCAAACTACGCTTTTACTAAAACTTTACAGTCTAATGATTTGCGATTGTATCAAGAAACGCAGACCGGTATAAAGATTACAGATTACAGTCAAATAAGTAAAAGAGAAAATATTGGACCGGATGTTCCAGTATTAGGACCATTTATAGAAAACTATTCTGTTAACGGTGATTTAAATACTAATACATTTATTAATCTTTTACTATTAGATAAGCCACCTGTTAGAACAGGATTTTTTCAATTCTTTGTAGGTGGTCAAACATTCACAGGGTTGATTACTAAACAAACAAAGTATACATATTATAATTGGGAAAGAGTTGGTTCCAAATACGTTTATACAGAACAACCAAATGATTTAGGATATGCTATAGAAATTAGCAAAAATTTATTGTATACTGCAAATTTAGTAAATGGTGTTTATGAGTATATACCAACAGATTTAAATCTATTCTTAAGAGGTCTTTCCGGAAATGAGGAAATAACTTCAATACCGACAACTATAAATCCTAACTCATATTTAAATAGTATTCCGGGAGAACCTGAAGGAACAAACGGTGTATTGCCAATAAACTTATTTTATATTTCACCCGCGGATGCATTAAGATATATTGCTAGTTATACAGATTTAATTCTTGCATACGGATCAGATTACACTAAAGGTCAATTACATTATGCAAATGAAAAAGGTGATAGAACAATTACGTTTGATCCTATTGCGTATTTAAACAAATATGCAGATATTAGATCATTGTACGGATATGATACTTATAATGCAACTATTCACTATATAACAACTGGTTATAATGAAGGCAGAACTATAGAAAATGCTAGTGGCGAGGATCCTCAAAGTGGTGGTTTATATGATGAACGAAATGGTGCGGTCACATTACAGACAGACGTTATTATTTGGCCCCAGGGAGAAACTCTTGCTGGTCTTGGTTCTTCTTTAACATACAAATATAACACAACTAATTATTTCCTAAACGGAAGCGTGGAGATAACAGGCAATTTAGTTTATCTTGGAATTCAATAATGGGTATTTCTTTAAATTCTGGCGCATTCAATATAACCGATAGGTCGGGAAATACTAAGTTTTCTTTGAATAGAAGAATGCCACATATACTGTATAACACACCGGGCGTTATTAATATTCCAAAAGTATTAGCGTTAAGTCCAACTGCCAACTATGTAGATCGTTCTGACGAATTTATTCTGATTAATAATTCTTTAATAAATACTGATGACTACTTTGTTATGCCATTTTATAAAGTAAATGGTGGGGTTGCAGGTTCAGGAAGTTCTGTAATTAGTGGGTCTGGTTCAGTTATGATTAGAGAAATTATACAACCTAGTACAGGATTGTATCTTGGTTCATCTATTATAACAACAATAGTTGAACCTGGAATTTTAAAAATAGTATGCAAGCACAAGTTTGACCGACAAGGATTTATTAATATTGCTGGCGATGACATAATTAACTTAGCATATAGAATTTATTACGGAAGATTCAAATGATTAATATTACACAACTTACCGCAGATCATGTTGCGGATACTACAACTATAACTGCAGAAATTTATGAAACCGTGGGTTCATTGCAGAAAGTTAAAGACAAAGTAAGAGTTATATTATCGGGAATCCACACAACAATAAACGATGATTTAATGACATTAGTTGACAACGAAATAAAAAATAACGGGCTATAATGGCTACAACTAAAAATTTAAATATAGATCAAGGCGCAAGCTTTACTACAAGTGTTTATTATATAGACAATAAAACACCCACCTCATTGACGGGGTATGCTGTAAGATCTCAACTACGACGTTCATATTATAGCGCAAACGCTATAAGTTTTACTTCACAAATTACAGATGTTGCAAATGGAATAGTATCTTTGAATTTAGATTCAACCGTTACTACAAATTTAGTAGCAGGCAGATACCTATATGATGTTGAAGCATATAATGCTAATAGTGTTATAAGAATAACAGAAGGTATAGTTACCGTAAATCCAGGAGTAACAAAATAATGGCAACAGTAACAACAAGAGAACAACTTAAAGATTATTGCTTGCGCAGATTAGGTGCGCCTGTTATTGAAATTAATATAGACGACGATCAAATCGAAGATCGTATAGATGATGCTTTTCAATTCTATAGAGATTATCATTATGATGCTGTAGAAATGGTCTACTTAAAACACCAAATAACGGCTCAAGATATAGCAAACTTATATGTACCAATACCTGATTCTGTTGTAGGTGTTAGTAGAATTTTACCGTTTTCTGATAGATCAGATGGTATGAATATTTTTAGTATTCGTTACCAAATATTGATTAACGATCTATATAGTTTAATGTCTACAAACCTAATATATTACTATCAGGTTAAACAAGAATTAGAATTGATAAATCAAGTATTGGTTGGAACAAAGCCAGTCCGTTTCAATAGGCACATGAATAGGTTGTACATTGATATGGATTGGGCAGGTGATGTAAATGTAGGGGATTACATCATTGTGGAATGCTACAGAATATTAGACCCAGATACATACAGAGATGTATATAACGACAGATTCTTAAAGCAATATACCACTGCTCTATTTAAAAGACAATGGGGAGAGAATCTTAAAAAATTCAGCGGAGTTCAACTTCCTGGAGGTGTAACACTTAATGCCGATAAAATTTATGAAGACGCATTAGATGAGATAAACAAGATTGAAGCAGAGATGCAATCTAGATTTGAATTACCAGTAGATATGTTTACTGGATAATTTGTAGACTTTATTAAACCGGTACATAGATGATGATAACATCATGTCAATAGGAAGTCAATAGTAAAATGGCAACAGTTAATCATTATTTTCAGTCAGGTAGAACAATAGGTCGTTCTTCTGAACAGAATTTATACGAAGATTTGATTATCGAATCCATGAAGATTTACGGCGTAGAAGTCTACTATTTACCTAGAAAACCGTATAATCCCGATCCTATATTAACTGAAGATCCTTATAATAGTTATGAACATGCTTATCCAATTGAGATGTATATGGAAAATGTTTCGGGTTACGACGGTGATGATGAAATAATTACTAAATTCGGTTTGGAAATCAGAGATCAGGCTAATTTTGTTGTTGCTAGAAAAAGGTGGGTCGAGACAGTTGGATCAACTGGTACTTCGGTATTAAGTATTAGACCAGCAGAAGGTGATATAATTTATATGCCTTTGACAAAATCTTTATTTGAGATTCGAAAAGTAGATAGCCAAAGTCCTTTTTTCCAGGTAGGTAAGTTATTTGTATTTAGAATGAGTTGCGAATTGATGCAATACTCTAATGAAGTATTTGATACGGGAGTTAGTGAGATTGATGACATATTTAAACAATTTGCCGACCCATTAGACAATTTTGAAATGCTACAAGAAAATGGTGAAACTTTAGTTACAGAAGCAAACGCATTGTCTCCTATAATTAATGAAACACAATCTACAAATAATGATCCAACTGCCGCGGATAATGATTATTTTACTGCTGAAGCAGATAACGTTTTGGATTTTTCTGAAAGAAATCCGTTTGGTGAGGTTAACAAATAATGTTAGATCAACGTTTTTATTGGGGAACAATCCGTAAAGCAATCGTTGCGTTTGGTAATATGTTTAATAATATTACCATACAAAGAACAGATGCTGATGGCAATGTAGTGCAACTACAAAAAGTACCGTTATCATATTCGCCTAAACAAAAATTCTTAACTAAGATAAGACAACTACCCGATGTAGATACTCAGAATGTACAAGTCTTATTGCCTAGAATGGGATTTGAGATGATATCGCTGGATTATGATCCCAACAGAAAAATAAGTCCAATTCAACAATCAAGAACAATTAATAGTTCAACTGCAGCAAATGCTCAATATGCCCCAACACCTTATAATATAAATGTAATTTTATATGTATATGCAAAAAATCAAGATGATGGATTACAAGTAATAGAACAAATTCTACCTTATTTTAATCCTGATTATAATTTAACTATTAAAGCTGTACCGCAACTTAATATTAAAAACGATTTGCCTATAATCTTAAGTTCTATAGGATTTGAAGATGATTATGAGGGAGATCTAACTACAAGAAGATCTATCATATGGACATTGAGTTTTGTACTAAAACTTAATTTTTACGGTCCTGTTAGTAAACAAGGTATTATTAAAAAGACAACATCCAATATTTTTAATGATGCGGAGCTTACATCTCAGCAACAAATAATAACAGTACAACCCGATCCGGTAACTGCAAATGTAACCGATTCGTTTGGATATATTGAAAACTTTGAAGACTTTTAACTATGAAAAATATAGAAAATTTGAATGATATTTTTAATATCAATCCGATGGATGAAACTGAAAATACAAATTTGCCCACAATTCCTGAAAATTTAAATGCAACAAAAGCAATGGATCAGGAAGATGATTACCAATTGGCCAGACAAACAATGAGAAAATTGTTGCTAAAAGGTGAAGACACTTTAGAGGAATTAATTAGTCTATCTAAAAATTCTGAGCATCCTAGAAGCTATGAGGTAACGGGGCAATTTATTAAAACCTTATCTGATGTTTCAAAAGATTTGTTGGGGTTGCAGAAACAGGTTAAAGAACTACAGGCGGACGATCCGGTTCAAATTGGAACACAAAATAATGTAGTGTTTGCTGGTTCTACTAGCGAACTAATGAAATTGTTAGGTAAAAAAGATGACAAAATCATCGACCAGTAAAAAATTATCCTATAATGGTAACCCCAATCTAAAACAGATTGGTACGATTATATCGTATTCTCCGGAACAGGTTAAAGAAATTATAAAATGCAGTCAAGACCCAATTTACTTTATTGAGAATTATTGTAAAATTGTTTCATTGGATAAAGGTTTAATTCCTTTTAAATTATACGATTGTCAAAAAGAAAAAGTAGACATTATACTTAATAATCGTAAAGTTATTCTGATGGAAGGTCGGCAACAAGGTAAGACAATTACTGCGGCTGCTTGTATTCTCTGGTATACATTATTTCAGGAAAATAAAACAGTTGCTATATTAGCAAACAAATCCTCCGCTGCTCGAGAAGTACTTTCTAGATATGAACTAATGTATGAAATGCTTCCAATATGGATGCAACAGGGTGTAAAGACATTCAACAAAGGTGACATTGAACTAGAGAATGGTTCTAAAGTATTTACAGCTGCAACAAGCTCATCTGGTATTCGAGGCAAATCTGTAAACTGGTTGTACATTGACGAAGCAGCAATTATTCCTAATAATGTTGCAGAAGATTTCTTCACATCTGTTTATCCAACAATTTCTGCTGGTAATACCACAAAGATTCTATTGACATCTACCCCGCTTGGCTACAATCATTTCTGGAAATTCTGGAATGAAGCTGAGCAAAAATTAAACGGGTTTGTTCCATTGTTTATTCCATATAGCAAAATTCCTGGTAGAGATGAGAAATGGGCCGCAGAACAAAAAGCTATGCTGGGCGAACTCAAGTTCAACCAAGAGGTTTTATGTAGATTCCTCGGGTCTTCTAATACTTTAGTTAATCCGGATACAATTGGTAGAATGTCGGTTAAACCCTATATCTATAGTAAAGATGGTTTAGATATATTTGAGGAACCAGAAGAGGACAAGGTGTATATGCTTGTAGCTGATACATCCAGAGGAGTGGGGGGAGATTACTCAGCATTTACGGTATTGGATATCACAGCATACCCGTATTCTGTCGTTGCAAAGTATAGAAACAATAAAATAAGTCCTTTGCTTTTTCCAAATATAATATATAAAGTAGCAAAAGATTACAACAAAGCATATTGTTTAGTTGAGATTAATGACAACGGCCAGCAAGTGGCTGATACATTATACATGGACTTAGAATACGAAAATGTATTCTTTGTCGGAAATAACAGTAAATCGGGACAGTATCTGTCTGGCGGATTTTCAAATGGGGCAACCCTTGGTGTGAGAACAACTAAACAAGTTAAACGATTGGGATGTACATCGTTCAAGAGTTTAGTTGAGGGCACAAAACTACTAATTCATGATCCAGATATTATAAACGAAATTTCTACGTTTATTGAAGTTCGAGGAACACACAAAGCAGACGAGGGATATCATGACGATTTGGTCATGACTCTAGTACTGTTTGCATGGGCAACTAACGAATCGTTTTTTAAAGACCTAACTGATAGCAATTTAAGAAAAGCCCTGTACGAAGAACAATTTAAACAGATTGAAGAAAATCTGACTCCGTTTGGTATTGTTGACAGGGGCGTTCCAGAACACGAAGCCCCAGTAATAACAACTGACGAAATATGGTTTACAGCATCCTCGAAATCTCCGGATGAGATTCACGAAATGCAAAGAAAATTCCTTGAAAATGTCTAAATGAACATACTTATAAATAAATAGAAAATCATATTATAGAGCTATCTATAAAATTATCAAGGAGAAGAAGATGGCATTTCAGCTTTCACCTGGCGTTTTAGTTACCGAGGAAGATAAAAGTACGGTTGTTCCCGCGGTAGCAACTTCTGCTGGAGCATTTTCGGGAGCCTTTCAATGGGGACCGGTGGAAAAAGTTACAACCGTAGACACGGAGAGAAATCTTGTAGAACAATTTGGCAACCCAAATGACGATACTGCAGGTTATTTTTTCACAGCGGCAAACTTTTTATCATATGGAAATAATTTAAAATTAGTTAGAGTTGCAGATAAATCTGTTGCAAGAAACGCCGTTACTACACCGTCTGGTAGAGTTTCTGGTGTAACAATTACTAATACACCAAACACATTTGCATCAGCTGCTGATATAACAGTAACTTTTGCTGCTGCACCTGCAGGTGGTACCAGAGCATTAGGAAATGCTGTACTATCAACAACCGGTGTAGTTAATTCAATTAATTTAACTACTGGCGGCGCAGGATATTCTGCCACACCTACAGTCACAGTTAGTGGCGGCGGCGGTTCCGGCGCAACAGCAATTGCTGTTTTAACTTCTGGTGGCATTGGGGCAATCAACGTACAAGACGGAGGAAATAACTATAATAGTTTATCTAATGTAGTAATTCAAAATCAACAGTCAACAAGTGCAAGCGCAAATTTAGTAATACACTTTAAGTTAGAAGATATTCAAATATCAAACCCGGGTTCAAATTTTGGACCTGCAGGCACAGCATGTAATATTACAATTTCTGGCGGCGTGATAGTGCCCGGTGGCGTACAAGCAACAGCGAATCCTATTATTACTGGCAATATTATTACAGGTTACACTATTACAAATAATGGCAACGGTTACCTCGCTGCACCTAATATTGTGTTAAATCGTTTAGATGGTAACACTGGTACTAGTGCTGTTTTAACTGCTAATTTAGGTTACGGTATTATTGACAGTATTAATATCATCAATATTGGTGCTGGTGGCTATAATTTTACACCAAATGTTACTATTAATAAAAATAATCTTTTAGGTGGTGCAACTGCTAACGCAACTGCTAGAATAGAAGCAATAGTAGGTAGTATCACAGTTACGAATTCGGGTTCGGGTTTTACATCTACCCCCAACGTAATTATTACTCCAGTATTAGGCGATTCTGCATTTATTTCTAGTAATGCAAATCCTATTGCAGTAGTTGGTTTCACTCTTAATAGTATTACTATTACGAGAAACGGTACAGGATATACTTCTGTTCCTGCAGTTACAATCGTTGATTCTCAAAATCGTACTGCAACAGCAAACGCAACTCTATCTTTTGATGCATTATTAATTGAAAATTCAGATGTATATGATAGCGAATATAGCACAGGTGGGTTTGGATATGGGGAATTTATTGCTAAATATCCAGGAACATTGGGCAATTCATTAAAAGTATCAGTTGCAGATTCTAATACATTTACAGGCTGGCAATATGCTAACCAATTCAATTCTGCTCCAAGCACATCGGCTTGGGTTTCTGCTAGAAACGGTTCTGCAGACGAATTACACGTAATTGTTGTAGATGCAAATGGCGACTGGACAGGAACTGCTGGTACAATTCTTGAAAAATTCTCATATGTTTCTAAAGCATCGGATGCCAAGAATTCTGACAATTCTACAAATTATTACAAAGATGTAATTAACAATCAATCTAGATATATTAGTTGGTTAGATCACCCAACGGCAGGTACAAATTGGGGCACAACAGGTTCAGCTAAAGCATTTGCAACATTATCTGCAAATATCACAACTACATTAAGTGGCGGCGTAACAGGTTCATCTGTTTCTGCAGCAAATATACAGGCCGGTTACGAATTATTTAGCAATGACGAATTATATGATGTAAGCTTAATTCCAATGGGACCTACAACAAATGTTGGTGTAGTTAATACTGTTATTGGTATTGCTGAATCAAGAAGAGATTGTGTAGTATTTGTATCTCCTCCATATACAGATGTTGTTAACACTACGAACCAAGCAAGTAAAATTGCGGCATATAGAGATACTTTAACAAGCTCCTCATTTGCGGTATTGGATTCTGGTTGGAAATATCAGTACGATCGTTACAATGATAAATATCGTTATGTTCCATTAAATGGTGACGTCGCAGGCTTAGCTGCAAGAACAGATTACATTGCTGATCCTTGGTTCTCTCCTGCAGGCTATAACAGAGGCGTTATTAAGAATGTTGTTAAATTGGCTTTCTCACCTACTAAGACAGACAGAGATGATCTGTACAAGAAAGGTATTAATCCAGTAGTAACATTCCCTGGACAAGGAACATTGTTATTTGGAGATAAAACTCTATTGGCAAGACCAAGTGCATTTGATCGTATCAATGTTCGTAGATTGTTTATCGTATTAGAAAAAGCAATTTCTACAGCATCTAAATTCCAATTATTTGAATTTAATGATCCATTCACAAGAGCACAATTTAGAAATCTTGTTGAACCATTCTTAAGAGATGTGCAAGGTCGTCGTGGTATTACAGACTTTAGAGTAATATGTGATGACACGAATAACCCAGGATCGGTTGTAGACCGTAATGAATTTGTTGCGGACATATTCATCAAGCCTGCAAGAGCAATCAACTTTATTCAGTTGAATTTTGTAGCTACAAGAAGTGGCGTGTCGTTTGAAGAAGTCGGCGCCTAAATAGGAGTATAAGAAATGGCAATACCATTTAATGTAGAGAGATTTAAATCGGAACTAACAAATGGTGGGGCACGTCCCAATCAGTTTGCGGTTCAGTTGACATTTCCAAACTATGTTACGGGGCGAGCAGCTGCCGTAACAAAGTCCCCATTTTTAATTAGTGTAGCTGAATTACCAGGGCAAACCATTGGTGTTGCCCCTGTATATTACAGAGGACGTCTAATTAAGATGGCTGGCGACAGAGAATTTGCTCCGTTCCAATGCACAGTTCTAAATGACTCCGGATTTACTATTAGATCCGCTATAGAACAATGGATGAACGGGATGGAAAATCTCGGAAACAAAACAGGTGCATTACAGCCTGCTCAATATCAAACAGATATGTTTATTTCTCAATTGGACCGTAATGGTGCAGTTCTGAAACAATATAAATTAATAGGCGCCTTCCCAGTTGAATTGGGAGCAGTTGGTTTAGACTTTGGTAGCAACGATCAGTTATCGACATTCTCGGTATCTTTCCAGTATCAAACTTTTGAATTTTCTAATAATCCTGCACAACAATTGGTAGACGCAATTACAACTTTGGCTTAATAATATAAAGTGAATTAAATTATGGCAATTAAATTATTTGGTTTTAATATTAGTCGTGGGGAAGATGAGATAGATCGTAAACTGCAAGGTTTCGCTACTCCTGTTTCTGACGACGGTGCATCAACAGTACAAGCGGGTGGGCATTTTGGCACATACGTTGATCTAGATGCGACAGCGAAATCTGAGTATGAACTTATTACACGATATCGTGAAGCGGCAATGTATTCAGATACATCTGCAGCTATTGATGAAATTTTGACTGAAGCTATTGCGGCAGTTGATGATGAAGCATTAGTACAAATTAATTTGGATCAGTCTAAGATTCCTCAAGATATTAAAGATAGTATCATTAAAGAATTTGAAGTAATTTACAAATTGATTGAATTTGATACTAGAGGATTTGATTATTTTCGCAGATGGTATATAGATGGGAGAATTTATTTTCAAAAGATTATAGACACTTCTAATCCAAAACGTGGTATTTTGGAAACATTGATTATAGATCCTAGAAAAATTAAAAAGATCAGAGAAGTTAAAAAAGAAAAAGATCAAAAGACTGGTGTTGAAATTATCAAGTCAGTAGAAGAATTTTTCTTATATAATGAAAAAGGTATTACATATAATCCGGGTTATACTGCAAATAACCCAACACAAGGTATTAAGATAGCAACAGATGCTATAACATTTGTGCCTTCTGGGGTTATGGATTTGGATAAGAATGTAGTGTTAAGTCATTTACATAAAGCCATTAAACCTGTGAATCAGTTAAAGATGATGGAAGATGCTTTAGTAATTTATAGATTGGCTAGAGCGCCTGAAAGAAGAATATTTTATATTGATGTGGGCAATTTGCCTAAATTGAAAGCTGAGCAATATTTAAAAGATATCATGGCTCGTTATCGTAATAAGATCGTTTATGATTCTAATACGGGCGAGATACGAGATGATCGTAAAATGATGTCTATGTTGGAAGATTTTTGGTTGCCAAGAAGAGAAGGCGGCAGAGGTACTGAGATTACTACATTACCTGGCGGCGAAAATTTGGGACAGATTGAAGATATTAATTACTTTCAGGGTAAATTATATCAGGCATTAAATGTTCCTCTTTCTAGAATGCAGCCGCAAACTGGTATTTCTTTTGGTAGAGCAACCGAGATAACAAGAGACGAATTAAAATTTGCCAAGTTTGTTGGAAGACTTCGCAAAAAGTTTAATGAAATATTTGGTGATATGTTGAGAACCCAATTAATTTTAAAGGGTGTTCTGACAGATAAAGACTGGAATCAAATTAAAGATGACATTCAATATAGATATGCACAAGATCAATATTTTGAAGAAATGAAAAATGCTGAGAATTTGAGGAATCGTGTAGATTTATTAAATCAAGTTCAACCATTTGTTGGTGCATATTATAGTCAAGATTATGTAATGAAAAATATTTTGAGAATGTCTGATAAAGAGATTCAGGAAATGAAGAAACAAATTGAGAATGAAGGTCCTCCACCGCAAATTGGAATGCCGGGTATGCCACCGGGACAACAACAACCTATAAATAATTCACAGTAAGGAAAAATTATGGAATCCACAGTTATTCAAAACATGATTGATAATATTATCAATAACAAGCAAGCTGATGCTTTACAAGATTTTAATACCGCAATGGCAGATAAAATTTCTGATGCCCTTGATGTTAGAAAAGTAGAGATTGCATCATCTATAGGTAAAACTACAATAGACGTAGAAGAACAAGAAAATGAAAACGTTTAATAGTATCAGAGAAGAAACTTTAGAAGAAAAGCTAAAGGCTTCTGATCCTACGGGCAAATATATTAGCGATTTTGTCCATTCGGATAATCCTAAGTTTGCCGGCAAATCTAAAAAAGAACGTATTCGTATGGCGTTGGGTGCATCTTATGGTGCAAAGAAAACGAATGAGGCAAAAGATTCTCGTGAGTATGATTATGAAGGCGATATGGCCAAGTCTCAACTGAGATCTATTATTGCCAATGCTCAAACTGTGCATGATATGTTAGAAGATAATACTAACCTTGCAGAATGGGTACAGAGTAAAATTACTTTAAGTGCTGATTATATATCAACAGTTAGAGATTATATGCAATCGAATAAAGATGTCAATGAAGAAGTTGAGACAACACACGAGGATCCGCTTGTTGTTACAAAAGACTCCGAGGGACATATTCACACACATGCCAATCTTTCTGTTGCCAATGCTATTCACGGTACAAATGTTAAGCATCAGGCTATTCATACTGGTAAGCCAGTTCAAGGCGGAAATTTCACATTCGAACTTTCTAAGCATCATGCTAAAGAAGTTAAAGATTAATAGGATATTAAGATGCCAGTAACACGTACAGTACTTAAAAAAGTTAGACAACAAGCAGTCATAAAACTTCTTGGCGATGGACAAGCAAATATTACTAGTTTAGATCTAAAACTATCAGATGAAACTGTAGATCAACCAAATGTTCAAATGAATATTACAGGTATGATGTGGTCTACATCAGGTACATCGCCAGTTGTTGTTTCTCGCAATGGTATAGCAACATTATACCTCAATGGAAATGATAATTGGTCTATGACACAAATGTTTGGATTCGCTGACACATCAAATACAAATTCTAATATTTCTCTTGCCATGCCAGCAAATTCATTAGTTTATTTGCATTTATCTAAACCTGCAGGCTTTATAGAACCTGACCAACAGACTAAAAAATAATTAGGAACTAATATGAGATTAATTAAAGAAGTCGCACAAGATTTACACTACCTTGTAGAAGACAAACAGGGTGGCGGAAAAAATATCTTTATTGAGGGTATCTTTGCTCAAGCTGAAAAACCAAATAGAAACAATCGTTCCTATGGTAGAGGTATTATGGAACGAGAAGTCCAAAAGTATCAAGAGCTTATTGGGCAAAAACGTTCATTAGGAGAGTTAGGTCATCCTGAGAATCCTTCAATCAACTTACATCAAGTTTCCCACCTTATTACCAGTCTAAGAATGGAAGGTAATGATGTTATAGGTAGAGCCAAAATATTGGATACACCTATGGGAATTATAGCAAAGAATTTAATAGAAAATGAAGTTCAGTTAGGCGTATCCACAAGAGGTTTAGGGTCGTTGAAAATGAACTCCGAAGGAATCAACGAAGTACAAGGCGATTTTCACCTTGCAACTGTTGACATTGTTGCTGACCCATCTGCCCCAGACGCCTTTGTTCAAGGAATCATGGAATCTGCGGAGTGGATTCTTGAAAATGGCGTGTGGAAAGCAATACAAATTGAAAATGCACAAAAGCAAATAAGGAAGACTTCAGCTAAGAATTTAGACGAAGTTAAATTACAAATTTTTGAACAATTCGTCAATCAATTGTCTAGGTAATAAAACTTATAAATATAGATTGAGAACATTCATACATTTAGGAGACTCTAATGTCAGTAGAAAGTAAAGTTAAGGAATTGCTAGAACGCGTTTCTGTTAAGACTTCGCAGGAAGTTAATGAGGGCGCAGGACCAATGGTTCCAACTAGCGGAAAAGATTCCACAATCAAGCCCGCCAATTCTGGCGACACAGCAAACCCTAAACAGGGTGATTCGGAATCTGCAAGTCACGAAGATCGTGAAGAGAAAGATGTAAACCAAGGAGCTATTACTGCAAAGGGTATTTCTAAAAATACTATTGCAATGAAGGGTCCGGTCGGCGATGCACCTAACTTCACAACAGTAAAAGATCTTTCAACTATCCCACAGAACACGGGTATTCATGAAGATGAAGAAACTGATGAATCTGCAGAAGTTGTGTCTGAAGAAGAGACTACAGAAGAATCAATAGTTGAACCTATCGATCTTTCTCCAATCTTTGGCGAAGAACTTTCAGAAGATTTTAGACAAAAAGCAACATCCATTTTTGAAGCAGCAGTTATTGCTCGCGTTAATAATGAAATGGAAAAAGTTGCAGCATCACTTGAAGAAAAATATGCTGAAGAATTCCTTGAGTATAAGGAAAGCATTGTTGAAAAAGTAGATGCATATCTTAACTATGTAGTTGAAAATTACATAGAAGAAAATAAATTGGCAGTAGAAAATGGTCTTCGCGGTGAAATCGCTGAAGACTTTATGACAGGTCTTAAGGCGCTCTTCAAAGAACACTATATTGAAGTGCCTGAGGAAAAATATGATGTAATAGGTGAATTACAAGCTAAGGTAACAGAGTTGGAAGAAAGCCTAAATGGTCAAGTAGAAAACAATGTTGGCTTAAATACTTCAGTAACAGAACTAAAGCGCAAACTTATTATTAAGGAAATGGCTAAGGATTTGGCAGATACTGAAGTAAATAAATTGACAAAACTTTTAGAAGGTGTCGATTTCGAGAATGAAGAAATCTACAAAGAAAAAGTTTCTGTTATTAAGGAAAATTATTTTCCACGCGACGCTGTAATTAAAGAGACAGCCAAGCAAGCGCTAACAGAGGAGACTGACACGCCAGCTAGCTTCACGCAAAGCAACGATGTTGTTTCAGCTTATGCAAATGCCTTATCGAGAACAATCAAAAGACAATAACTTATAAATAAGTAAAAGTTATTTAAAACAGTCACAACAAGGAGACATAAATGTTTTTATCCGAAAACTACCAAAAGAAATGGGAAGCAATTCTGGATCACCCAGACCTTCCTCCAATTAAAGACAGCTACAAACGTCAAGTAACGTCTGTATTGTTAGAGAACCAAGAGCGTTCATTACGTGAAGAGCGTAATGCATTGTTTGAGGCAGCTCCAACAAACAACATTTCTGCTACTAGCGGTATTGACAAGTATGACCCGATCATGATCGGTTTAGTACGTCGTGCAATGCCTAACCTAATGGCATATGACATTTGCGGTGTACAGCCAATGACAGGTCCAACAGGCTTGATCTTTGCAATGCGTTCTATATATGGTTCAGAGCGTAACAACACATCGACAAGAAAAGAAGCATTGTACAATGAGGCAAATACTTCTTTCTCTAGCTCTATGCAAGACGCAACAGGCAATAACCCAGTATTTGGAACATACAACACTGGTAACGCTACAACAACAGGTTCAATGGAAGGTCAAGATACTTTCGGCGAAATGTCTTTCTCTATTGACAAAACAACAGTTACTGCAAAATCTCGTGCACTGAAAGCTGAATATACAGTTGAATTGGCACAAGACTTGAAAGCAATTCACGGTCTTGACGCAGAAGCAGAATTATCAAACATCTTGTCACAAGAGTTTATGTTTGAAATTAATCGCGAAGTTGTTCGTACAATTTACAAAGTTGCAAAGAACGGTTCTCCAGCAACAGCAACTGCCGGCACATTCGACTTAGACGTTGATTCTAATGGTCGTTGGTCTGTAGAGCGTTTCAAAGGTCTATTGTTCAACATTGAACGTGATGCTAACCACATTGCACAAGACACACGTCGTGGTAAAGGTAACTTCATCGTTTGCTCTGCAGACGTTGCAAGTGCATTAGCTATGTCTGGTGTTCTAGACTACACTCCAGCTTTGAGCACAGGTCTAACTGTTGACGATACAGGCAATACATTCGCAGGTGTTCTAAACGGACGCTATCGTGTTTACATTGATCCGTATTCTGCAAACCTAGGCGCTTCTAATCAGTTTTACATGGTTGGTTATAAGGGTTCTAGCCCATATGACGCAGGTATGTTCTACTGCCCATATGTTCCTTTACAAATGGTTCGTGCAATTGATCCTAACAGCTTCCAGCCAAAGATTGGCTTCAAGACACGTTACGGTTTAATTGCTAACCCATACGTTACATCTAGCGATTCTTTATCTGATGCAGATGCTGATAGATTTACAGCAGGCCGCAATCAGTATTATCGTAAGACTAAGGTTATTAACCTAATGTAATCAAGCCGGCAAAGATCGGATTTAAAGGGGGAAGCAATTCCCCCTTTTTTAATCTTTGCACACACTACAGGCTATATAAATATATAGATAGCATAAAGGAAAAAGATGGCTTATACTGCAAACATTGATGTCGTAAAAGATAGTTGGATAAATTCAACACCCACGACAAATGATTTCTTAAGACCGAACGCATTTAAGTTTAGTATTAAGGACATGCCTAAGACATCTTTTACCTGTCAATCAGCAAACATCCCTGACTTACAATTAGGATTTGCTACACAACCAACGCCTTTTATCGATGTACCGACAATAGGTGACAAAATTAATTTTGGTGAATTTACAATTCGTTTCATTATAGCTGAGGATATGTCCAATTATTTGGAAATGTATAGGTGGTTAATTGCTTTAGGATTTCCTGACAATTATTCGCAATTCAAAACATTTACAACTAATAGGCCGAGCAGATTCCCGTTTGTTACAAAAACAAGCGGAAAAGAAGAAGTTTTGGCATACTCGGATGGTACTTTGACTATTCTCGACTCGACAAATACGCCTAAAGTAAATATAATATTTAAAAATCTATTCCCTGTGTCCCTACAAGCCTTAGATTTTGATATTGCGTCAGCAAGCGTAGAATATTTTACAGCGATAGCATCGTTCAAATATACTATTTTCGAAGTAGAACCTTTATAATATAACTTGGAGTTATTATGGATAAAAAAATTAAAAAAGTATCGCCTATGGCTTTGCCCCCTGTTCCTAACTTGCCTAAAGCGGGACAACAATCTAGCGCAGCTGCTCCTAATGAGAAAAAATTAGAAGTCAGTCTAGATGCTCTTCGTAAAGAAAGAATCTTTATTGCGACCCCATGCTACGGCGGTCAATTAACGGAAGCGTATTTCCGATCAACAATTCGGTTACTAACATTTTGCAATCAACATCAAATTCCAATCGCGTTTGGTACAATTGCAAATGAATCTTTAGTTACAAGAGCACGTAATGTTCTTGTGGCATATTTTCTACAAAGCAATTTCACTCGCTTAATGTTTATTGATGCCGACATTGAATTTCAGGTTGAAGACGTTATTAAATTAATTGCACACAACAAAGATGTTGCAGTCGGCGCTTACCCTAAGAAGGGCGTTAATTGGCAGCGCATTCGTGAAAGCCTTAAACAAACGAACGATCCAATCGATGACAAAGCAATTGCATCATTTGGTAGCGATTACGCAATTAACTTTAAGTTCCTAAATCGTGAAGCAAAACAAATTGCAATTGAGAATGGTCTAATTCGTTTACATGATGGAGCTACAGGCTTCATGATGATTAAGCGTGAAGTTATCGACCAGATGATTGAGAAGTATCCAGAGTTGAAATACAACAACGATTTGAATACACCTCCAGAATTGAACCCTCACTTCTATGCATTCTTCGATACAATGATTGATCCTAAAGACAAGCGTTATTTGTCTGAGGACTACACATTCAGCAGACGCTGGCAAGATATCGGCGGAGAAATCTGGCTCGATCCTTCAATCTCCTTGAACCACTACGGTTCATTCAACTTCCAGGGCAATCCTGCGCAAATTATACAAGTTGGTTAAATAGGTAAATTATATTATGAAATTATCCGATCTACAAGAATCATGGGTAGAGGATTGTAGGATTAATGAGATGAATCTTGGCCAAGAGTCTGCAAGGACTCCTAACCTTCATGCCAAGTATTTGAACTACCTAACCTCAACACGCCTCAACCTTCGCAAAGCTGAATCTGATTATTTGAATTGTCGCCGTAAGAAATATCGTTATTATCGCGGCGAAATGTCACAAACAGAATTAACAGACGAAGGGTGGGAACAATGGCAAGGCAATAAACCATTAAAGAACGAAATGGATGAGTTTCTAACTGTCGACTACGATCTTGTAATATATCAAGATAAAGTCGAATACTTTAAAACAGTGATGTATCAGTTAGAACAAATCATTCGCTCTTTGAATAGTAGAACATGGGATATTAAAAATGCTATTGAATGGAATAAATTTACCAACGGCATGATGTAATGGCAGATATCGAATTATCGAAAAAAGACGAAGCATATTTAAAAGTAAGATGTGAGCCTTCAATAGGTCAAGAGTTAAACGATCATTTTTCTTTTGACGTTCCTGGTGCTAAGTTTCATCCTCTTTATAAATCTCGTATGTGGGATGGTAAAGTAAGACTTTACTCTATGTTCACACAAGAATTATATGTTGGATTAAAAAGTTACCTAGAACGATTCTGTGAAGAACGAGATTATGTTATTGATTATTCCAATTATGTAGAAGAAAACGATGCAGTTACTTACGACATAGTTAGAAAGTTTTGCGAAGATCTAAATGTTGGTTCAAAAGGTAAACCTATACAAATTAGGGATTATCAATTTGATGCGGTATTTCAAGCAATTAAAGATGGCAGGAGATTATTATTGTCCCCTACGGGGTCGGGTAAATCTCTTATCATTTACTGTTTAATCAGATGGCATGAGCGAGTTGGTCGTAGACAATTAATACTTGTTCCAACGACTTCTTTAGTTGAACAGATGTATTCGGATTTTCAAGATTATTCTTGTTTGAATGGCTGGAAAGCTTCAGAACATTGCCATCGCATTTATGGTGGTCACGAAAAATCTAATGAATATGATATTGTCATTAGTACTTGGCAATCAATTTATAAATTGCCCAAACAGTTCTTTGTAGATTTTAAAGCAATTTATGGTGACGAAGCTCATTTATTTAAAGCAAAGTCATTAACAAGCATACTAAATAAATGTACTACCACTCCATACAGAGTTGGGACAACGGGGACATTGGATGGTACTCATACCCATAAATTAGTTCTAGAAGGATTGTTTGGGCCAGTTTATAAAGTCACAACAACTAAGAAATTAATTAACGATAAAACACTTGCCGACTTAGAAATTTTTAATATTATCTTGGAATATTCTGATGAAATTAAAAAGGCACAAAAAGGAAAATCGTATCAAGATGAAATGGATTTTTTAGTTCAGCATGAAGCTAGAAATAAATTTATTAGAAACCTTGCAATAAAACAAACGAGCAATACATTAGTATTATTTCAGTATGTTGAAAAACATGGCAAAGTTTTAAAAGATATGATTAAAGAAAAGGCGGACAATCGAAAAGTGTTTTTTGTTTATGGTGGAACTGATACTGAGCAGCGTGAAGATATTCGTAGAATTACTGAAACAGAAACTGATGCAATTATTGTTGCTAGCTATGGTACTTTCTCTACAGGAATAAATATTAAAAACCTGCATAATATTATTTTTGCGTCACCTTCAAAATCGAGAGTAAGAAATTTACAATCTATTGGCCGAGGTTTAAGAACAAGTGAAAGTAAAACATCGTGTAAACTATATGATATTGCAGATGATTTAACATGGAAATCTAAAAAGAATTATACATTATTACATATGATTGAACGAATAAAAATTTATAATGATGAGCATTTTAACTATAAATTAGTAAAGGTATCATTATAATGGAAGAAGAAAAAGTAAATTACAAATTCTTACGCCTCACATCTGGCGATAGCATAATCTGCAAAACAACAGATGATTGCAAACAATTGACAGGCAAACGCATCATTAGTGTATCAGACCCAGTAATCTTAAATATGTTACGATTGCCTAGAGATGGTGTGTTAATCGAATCATACGTATTGTTTCCTTTATTCAGTTTCTCTGAGGAAAACGTATATGAAATACCTGTACATCAAATTGTAGTTGCTACAAATATCAAAGAAAGCTTGAAAAATAACTACTTAGAGTATATAATGTGTAGAGACAACCAAGACGAGCTGTATGATGAAAGCGATGACGCTGAAGAAACAGATGATGGAATTATTGAAGAATTATTTGAAAAATTTGAACAATCTTTAGGAGATGTGAATGACGAAAACAACGACGACACCGGAGAGCGAGATATTAGAATTAATCGAGGAACTAGAAGAACCCTCCATTAAGGCCCCTGCTCATTATGTAAACAACAAACAGTTTCTTGCTGCTCTTATAGAATATAAAGAATCATTAGACAAAGCCAAAGCTGTAGGAGAGGAACCGACTCGAGTACCTCGATACATAGGTGAATGTTTTATTAAAATTGCAACACACTTATCTTATAAATCTAATTTTATCAATTACACATTTAGAGATGATATGGTTTCAGACGGCATTGAAAATTGCCTAACTGCTGTTGCAAAATTTGATCCCACAAAATCATCTAATCCCTTTGCCTATTATACTCAAATTATTTACTTTGCCTTTATTCGCAGAATTCAAAAAGAAAAGAAACAACAGGCAACGAAATATAAACTCATGGAGAATATGGACATTGATTCTATTATTCAAAATGCAGAAGATTCAGAAGCAGGCCGTCATTTGATTGATTATTTGAAAAAGCAATTGGACACAATAGATCCGGAAAAACGAGAAACGGCATCTGAGACAAAAACTCGCAAAAAGAAAGCTGCTGCTGAAAAGGACAATCCCACAATTGACATTACTGACTAAATGTCATATAATTTGTTATGATTACAAAAACCAAAGAAATATTGAACATTCTACAAGAAGAATGTGCTGAAGTTATACAAGCAGTTAGCAAATGCGACCGCTTTGGTATTGACAATTTTAAACCCGGCAAACCAAAAACAAACAGAGAACATCTAGCCGAAGAGTTGGGTGATCTACAAGCCATGATTGACTTATGTATTACATTTGATCTTGTAGATAGCGAACAAGTAAGTATTGCCGCTGATAATAAAATTGCCAAATTAAAAAAATGGTCTACTATTTTTGGAAGTGAATATGAGCAAAATTAAGATTGCAGAATTATTTTATAGCATACAGGGTGAAGGTCGCTATATGGGCGTGCCTTCAGTGTTTTTGAGAACGTTTGGTTGTAACTTTAAATGTGCTGGCTTTGGGATGCCTAAGGGAGAACTTAGTAATGAAGCAAACAATGTTGACCCTTCTAAGTATAAAGAATATGGTTCGTTACCTTTGGTGTCTACGGGTTGTGATAGTTATGCTTCTTGGGATCCTCGTTTTAAGCATTTGTCTCCCGTTCTTTCTACTGATTCGATTGCCGATGCTATTGTGGATACGCTACCGTACAAGGAATGGCGTGACGAACATCTGGTAATTACTGGCGGTGAACCTTTATTGGGTTGGCAAAAAGCTTATCCAGATCTTTTAGAACATCCAAAGATGCAAAGTCTAAAAGAACTTACTTTTGAAACTAATGGCACGCAACTTATAACTGATGAGTTCGATGAATATCTATTTCAGGAGTGGACAAGATTTGGTCGAGACTATGGCAACATAACATTTTCAGTATCCCCTAAATTATCAATCAGCGGTGAAAAATGGGAGGATGCAATTAGACCAGAAGTTATTCAACAATATCAATTGTTAGGTAATACATACCTTAAATTTGTAGTTGCAACTAAAGAAGATGCCGAAGAAGCAGAACAAGCAGTAAATGAATATCGCAAATTTGGTTTTGGCGGCGTCGTTTATATTATGCCTTGTGGTGGCACAGAAGAAATGTATTCATTGAACAATCGTGGTGTTGCAGAATTGGCAATGAAAAAAGGTTGGAGATATTCCGACAGATTACAAATCCCATTATTCAAAAATGCTTGGGGTACTTAATATAAATAATAGTGTTACACAAAGGTAACAAATTTCAATCATCATATCCGAGTTAGGAAGGATTCAAAATGTCATATAACAAGACAAAAACAGACCCAGTATTGGGACAACAAGTTCACGAACACTTAGTTAAAATGGGAGTGGAAACACCGACATTTAAAGTATCAATGGATCGCAAAGATAAAATTGCAGAAATTGAAAAAAGCTTTTCATATATTATGCAAGTGTTGGGACTCGATCTAAATGACGATAGTTTGATGGAAACACCTAAGCGTGTTGCCAAAATGTATGTTAACGAAATCTTTTGGGGTCTCGATTATGATGCATTCCCTAAATGCACAACTGTTGACAACAAAATGAAATATAATGAAATGGTTGTTGAACGCAATGTTAATGTACAATCTAATTGTGAGCATCACTTTGTCGTTATTGACGGTTTAGCAACTGTTGCATATGTGCCAAAAGACAAAGTTCTTGGTCTATCTAAAATTAATCGTATTGTTGAATATTTTAGCAAACGACCACAGATTCAAGAACGATTAACAGAACAAATTTTTCACACACTACAATATATTCTTGATACCGAAGATGTTGCCGTATTAATTGATGCACAACACTATTGCGTAAAATCTAGAGGCGTTGAAGATACAGGTAGTTCTACAGTAACAGTTCGTCTAGGTGGTGGATTTAAAAATCACCCAGAAGTTAGAAACGAATTTTACCAGATTGCAAGACAAGGATGTAAATGACAGTTAATATAATGGTTGACTTGGAAACAATGTCAACAAGATCAAATGCCGCTATATGTTCAATTGGTGCAGTAAAATTTGAAGGTAAAGAAATTTTAGATACTTTCTATTGTACCATTGATCTTAAAACCTGCAAAGATGTAGGTATGCATGTCTCAAAAGAAACTATTAAATGGTGGTCAGAGCAAAATAAAGAAGCTTTGCGAGAACTTACTCGCAATAACATTCCTTTGAATCAAGCATTAGATGATTTTGAGGAATGGTTTGGGCCTAAGAGTTTGCCTGTTTGGGGAAACGGTGCTGTCTTTGATAACACAATTTTATCAAATGCATATTTTATTACGAACAGAGAACCACCTTGGAAATGCTGGGATGACAGATGTTATCGTACAGTAAAGGCTTTGTTCAATTGGATCCCAGCTGACGAACGAGAAGGCGTTTACCATAATGCGCTTGACGATGCAATGCATCAAACAAAACACTTAATTAAAATGCTAGGTGAGTAAATGAAGTTTGAGAAATGCTATATTATATCATGGTTCGGACCTGACAGTACAAATGCAAGACGTGCCGAAATACACAAACGGCAATTGGATTGGGTCAAGAAAAATGATCTTCAACCTGTAGTGTTTGCGCAAAATTATAAAGAAGAACAATATGAACCAGATGTTCAATATATTAAACATCAAGGTAAAGTACTAACTCCCGGTGATGCAAGAAATATCCTTTTGAAAGAATTTTATAATTCGGATGAGGACTATGCCATTTTTGCTGACAATGACACATACCTTTATACTGGTCAAAAGTATGGGGCAAATGATACATTCGTAAAAACATTTAGAAATATTCCATTTGAGAATCTTGCAGACGTAGATATGTTCTTGCCTGTCAATCCTGCCAATCAGCCTTTCACAAAAGACTTGACAGAAAACGCTGAAGGTGATATAATTAGATGGAGATTCAGACCAACATTTATGACAAAGACAAGTATTCTGATTGTTAAGAATATTAAGAAACATCACAATAAAGAAATATATTTTGATGAGAAGTTCGTTAATTCTGATGGTACCCTTATTCCATGTGAAGATCAAAATTTTGGTATAGAGTTTATCCAAAATGGTTTGGGTGTTTTTATCTGCAACAATATTATTTTTAAAGAAGAACAAGCAACTGCCGAAAAGTCTACTTGGTCAACTGGAATGACTGCAGAACAAAGATGGGAAAGAACAGCATCGGGATTAAAGTTCATATCAGAGATATGGAATTTGCCTAAACAAGATACAGTGGCAAAGGGAACTTGGATGAGAATGTTCAAGCAAAAGAACCCTAAGCTAAAACAGATTACAGTCAATTTGACAGAAAAAGCTGGAGACATACAAAAGTCTTCATTAGAAAGTTTATTTTTATGAGCAGACAATTAGAATATGTTATTTCAGGACCGGCGTATCTGAGGTTAGGTGCAGAACAATGTAATGACCCAGAGACATTGGAAATGATTAAAGATATGATTTCCAAAACTGTTCACAATAAAAACAACCATCAATTTTCTTTATTGTATAATGGATTTACAGAAAAGAACTTTGGTGCAAAATTACAAAAATTTAGACCAGTAATTAAAAACATTCATGCTGACTCTGGTGGGTTGCAGATTATTACTAGAGGTCTGCCTAATACATCTGAAACTCGTAATAAGGTTTTTGAGAATCAAGCAACATACGCAGATATCGGAATGGCGTTTGATGAGATTCCTGTTAAGTCTACATCTGCTTCTGGAGTATCATCTAAAATTGATACTAAGCGTAGATATGTAGATATGGAAAATTTTGAGAGCTATGCTAGGCAAACTGGCAAAAATGTATTAGAACAAATTCAAAGATTTGATGATATGAAAAGTTCTTGCAGACCTTTTGTTATTATTCAGGGGTCAGGCCAAGATACCTACAAATTGTGGGGCGAGGCAATGCTTGATGAAATTCCAAAAGATTTACATCATCGTATTGGCGGTGTAGCTATGGGATCAGCTGCCTTGGGTATGGGGCCACTTGAAGATGTTAAGCGAGCGTTCTTTGTTAATGCTGTGCCATTTGAAAGACCATTTCATTTACACGTATTGGGCGTTGGTGCGTTAAAGCGTATCTTGCCATATTTGTTATTTAGTCAAACTGGCTTATATGATGGCATTGATATTTCATATGATTCAACTACTCATTCTATGTCTTTAGATAATGGATTGTTTTATTTCTCACATAGCAAGAAAAAGAATCCTGGTGACTATGGTGGCTCATCTGTAAAAATGGGAAGACCATTTTCAAATATCTATAGAACAGTTGTCGCGGAAATTAATGCGGTATGTGGTACAGAATATACTGCAGAACAATATCATAAATTAATGAATATTTCTGTAGGTGAATATCTTGAGAATGGTGGTAAATTTGTAGATGTTATGAGAGCCAGACTTGCATTTATTTTAACTAATGTACATAACTTTACATTGGATGTTAGTACACTTATGAATTCTAAAGAAGAATTTTTAAGATTCTGCAGAGATAAAAATTGTGAAAACGAATATTCGACATTATTCGATGTAAAAAATACTGATGATTTTCTTTATTGGGAAAAGAATGTTGGCAGGTTTATGGATTCAGAGCCTGTTAGCGAAGTCGCCCCTTCAACACTTGAGGACTTATTTGCATGAACAAGAGTTTTATTTTTGTTACCTTTCAGAAGGAAGGTATTCATCGTTACCCAGCAGCGGCAACGGATCCAAAATTAGCAACAAAGCGTTTTGGTAAACCGGAAGAACATTGGTTGGATGTTTCATTCTTAGCTGATCTACATAGACATATTTTTCATTTCCGTGTTGAGATGGAAGTATTTCATGATGATAGAGATGTTGAATTTATACAAGCAAAGCGTACTATTGAACGCTGGTATAATGAAGACACATTAAAATTGAATCATAAGTCTTGTGAGATGATTGCTAAAGATTTGCATGAGAAATTAATTGCACAGTGGCCTGATCGAGATTATGTAATTGAAGTATCAGAAGATGGCGAAAACGGTTGCAGAATGTATTTTACTAGGGATTGATAATGGGAAAATTATATTATATGGGTCTGGAGCCGTATGAAGGTCGTTATACCTTACAGCTTCAACATTGGAGCGAGGCAGCATTTAAACGTCGTGGTATTGATTATGAAGTAATTCATGGTGATATTTTAGATGACTCTAAAGCAATTGTAACTGGGCAAGTACTTGATGCACATGGTCGTAGTTATTATTCGTTGACACAAATGGCTAATCTTATTAAGAAGATGAAAGCTGGTGAAATTACATACGAAGATACAATCTTTTTTGAAGATATGTTTACTCCGGGTATTGAGGCATTGCCTTACATCATGGATCAAGTAAATTATGAATATCAACCTCGAATATTTGTTCGTTGTCTTGCACAATCTATTGACCCAGATGATTTTGTACACGTATGGGACATGCAGAAGTGGATGGGTCTATATGAGAAAATGACAGACCAATTCGTTACAGGTGTACTTGCATCTAACGAAGAGATGGTTGCCCATATGAAAATTGCGGGCTGGGAAGCACCAATCTTTAATATCTCTGGTTTGGCGTTTGACAAAAATGAAGTTCGCAGCCGTGTTGAGTCGTTGATTCCATTTAATGAGCGAAAACTTCGTGTAGTGTTTGCGGCAAGATTTGATCAAGAAAAACAACCTGATTTCTTTATGGATCTAATTGAGCGTTATCATACACTTAATCCTGCAGTAGAGTTTGCCGTTTTATCAGGTGGACCATTACGTAGCAACAACCAAAAGTATTTGGATCGCGCGCGAGCATTGGAAAAGACTCACAATTTTAAAATATATGAGAATCTTAAAAAGAATGAGTACTATGAGTTGTTGGGTGATTCTCGAGTATTATTTAATTGTGCATTACAAGATTGGGTAAGTAATACAGCATCAGAAGCAGATGCACTAGGTACAAATTGTTTGTATCCTGCGTATAGATCATTCCCAGAAACATTTGCTAATGATCGTGAATGTCTTTACATCCCATGGTCACAAGATGATGCCATATTTAAATTGAATAGTTTGTTGTTTCAAGAGCGAGCCAATCTAGGCAAATTAGCTACTTGGACATCTAATACTATTGATCGTTGTATAGATATTATGTTTAATGCCGAAGGATCACATTGGTGGCGAGGTGGTAAGGATTATAGAGATCATGTCCCAGCAGCAAAATATTAAAACAGTTATAGTTACAGGTGCCGCCGGTTATATCGGTGGCGCTATTTGCATTGAACTAAAAAATCAAGGCTATAGAGTTGTTGGTATTGACAGACGAGTTAGTCCACATTTAAAAACATACTATGATGAATTCATTCAATGTGATTTTGTTGATGCTGATTCATTAAAAAGCGTAATGAATAATATGCCAGATGCAATTATTCATTGTGCTGGCACTAGTTTAGTTGGTCCAAGTATGACTAACCCAATAGAATATTATGATAACAATGTTGCTAAAACTGCAAAGTATTTAGAACACATTAACAAATATTCCCCTAAAACAAAATTCATTTTTAGTAGCAGCGCTTCGGTTTATGGTGACCCTGAAAAAAGTCATATGCTATTCGAAAAATCAGATACAAATCCGATATCACCATATGGTGAATCTAAACTAATGACTGAGATGATGCTTAATTGGCACAATAAGGCATATGGTTTAGAGTATGTGTCATTTAGATATTTCAATGCTTGCGGTGCAGTAGAAGGTGGCATACACGGTCAAGAACCAAATGCTACTCATATTTTTGCTAAAATTTTTGAAGCAGCAATGTCTAACGAAGCATTTACAATGTATGGTATAGATTATCCGACAAAGGATAGAACTTGTGTCAGAGATTATATTCATGTCACGGATATTGCCAAAGCACACATCTTAGCTATTGAGAATAATCTCAAAGGCATATATAATATAGGATCAGTCAAAGGACATTCGAATCTTGAAGTATTTGTTAAAACAGAAAACTTTTTATTAGATGCGGAAAGAATTGGCGACGGTATTGTTTTCAATGTTGCACCTCGCCGCGATGGTGATCCTGCAATATTAATTGCAAATTCTGAAAAATTACAATCTGAAACTTCTTGGAAGCCAGAATGTAACTTAGATAAAATTATCGAAGATTTATTCGATTGGTATGATTCTAGGGCTTTTCAGGAAATGACAAAGAGGTCTCCGGCATTCACCCCTCTCTAAATACTCTGCATGCCATCAAACTTACTCAGAGAGGCAAGAGATGGCAAAATATATCTCAACAAAAACATATAAACAAATAGGTCCCGTAGCGTACAGACAATGGAGAGCTGACAGTCATTGTAATCTAGTTCATGGATATGCACTATCATTTCATTTTGAATTTGAATGTGACACACTGGATGCTCGTAATTGGTGTATGGATTTCGGTGGACTTAAACCATTAAAAGAAAAATTAGAGGATTGGTTTGACCATACTCTATTAGTCGCACAGGATGATCCTATGCGGGAACATTTACTTGAATTAGGCAGATTAAAATTAGCAAAAATTACAGAGGTGGAGAAAACAGGTTGTGAGGGGATTTCTGATTTTCTTTATGAGTATATTAATACTATCTTCCTCCCAATGTACGGCAAAACCGAAGCAGAACGAATCTGGTGCAGCAAGGTTGAAGTACGAGAAACAGATGCAAACATGGCAATGAGAGTTGGGCACAGAGAAGACAACGAGTTCGAATAATATATAAATGACTTACGTACCTCAACTTGGCGATGTAGATGTATTTGAAAAAATATCATTCGATGATCTTTGGTGTGTAGATAAATTAATCTTATCAAAGAAGCTAGGATACAAATGTGGTCCTGCCGGCATCGTTCCTCCCTATCCCGGTCAGTATGCGGTGAGACCTATTATGAATCTAAAGATGATGTCTAAGGGTGCAAGTATTCAATACCTAGACTCAGATTCAATACCAGATGGCTATTTTTGGTGTGAAGTATTTACCGGACGCCATCTTAGTTTTGATTATTTTAGGGGTAAGCAAGTGCTAGCAGTTGAGGGTTTTAGGAACGATCCATTACGATTAGATAGATTTAGTCGATGGACAAAGATTGAGGAAGCTTTTAAACTTCCCAAAATACTACAAGACATTGCAGATAGATATCCTTGGTTTAATGTAGAGGTGATAGGGGATAAGATAATTGAAGTACATTTTAGATACAACGATGATTTTTCCAATCATGAAGCTAATACAATTATACCGGTTTGGAAGGATGAGTTCTATCCCAGCGCTGCTGGAGATAGGTTAGGGTTTTTATTAAAAGATATTTAAAGGAACAAAAATGTTTGGAACAAATTACACAGGCGGAATATCATATCGCTCTGCAAGCGAAATTAACTCAGCAATGGGTCGTGTCTACGGGCATATGAGTCTTGCTGTTATTGTATCAATGTTTGTCAGTTACTTTGTAGGCACTAGTCCAGAGTTACTACAATTCTTTTTTACGGGTGTATTAAAGTGGATTGTGATCTTTGCCCCACTTGCAGCAATCTTTGGTGTTAGCTATGTGTTAGGTAAAAATCCGAGTAAAAGTGTTGCGCAACTTTGCCTACATGGCTTTGCGTCATTGATGGGATTAAGCTTTGCAATGATCTTTGCTGTGTTCACCATGGGAAGTATTGTTAGTGCTTTTATGGGTGCGGCAGTGCTGTTTGGTGTTATGAGTGGATATGGTTATTTTACTAAACAAAGTCTAGATAGTCTTGGTAAATTTATGTTTGTTGGATTGATTGCTATCATTATTGCTAGTATCGTTAATATCTTTATCGGTAGTACTGTAATGCAAATGGTTATTAGTGCATTGGCAATTATTATCTTCCTCGGATTGACAGCATACGACACACAGAAGATTCGAGAAGAACTCAGTATAGAAACTAGCGATAGCGCAGAGGTACGTGGAGCATTGACTTTATATATGGACTTTATCAATTTGTTTATTAATCTATTACAACTGTTTGGTGATAGAAAATAATGAATAAATAGTGAGATTTAATATGAAATGGTTTTTGAATATTTTAGAAAAATTAGACAGAAAAAGAATTATTATGGATCGTGTAAATAACGAACCATATCTTGAACGCTATTATCTTTTTCTCAAAGATAGAAAAAAGTTTCCGTTTAACATTTTTCTACACAAATTTTTAAAAGGTGATCCTGATGATGTTCACGATCACCCTTGGTCTTATACAACACTAATACTTAAAGGTGGATACTACGAGTGGGTACCTATTTTTGATGATAACAATAAGAAAATTAGTGAAGTTGCTAGTTGGAGAAAACCGGGGCATTTTAGGACTTGCAGTGCTAATTCATATCATCGTATAGAATTAGATCCAGCTATCGAATGTTGGACATTGTTTATGCCTGGTAAGCAAACAAGAGAATGGGGTTTCTTGGTTGATAATAAATGGGTAGAAAATGAAAAATACCTAGAAGGAAAATATGAAAGAAAGTAATGTTTTAAAAGGTCGTAATAGTAAAGATGCGGTCATTGGCGGGCAATTAGTTGCTTTCATTAATCGTAGTTCTAGTGAATATCCTGTTGAAGTTGGCGCTGCTTTTTTTGCTCCTGTTAATGTTCAAGACCAAAAAGATTTAGATCTAAATGTAGCAAAAGAACACGCTAAACAAGAGTATAATAGAATCATGGAAATGGTTGCTATTTTACAAGAACAAGCAAAACAACTTGCTAGTAGACTAGACGCAACAGAATTAGTGCATGCCGCAGAATATGGTATAAGAACTATACATAGTAAAGCATATCATATATACTTTAATTCATATAAAGATAAAAACATTCTAACACCCATTGGTCCAACTGAGTGGTGCGCTGGGCCTGGCGAACATTTAACATATGTCGCAAGTGTTAGGAAAAAAGGCGATTCAACATGGGAGTATATTGATGAAGATAGCATTGGTAACTGATACACACTTTGGGGCAAGATCCGACTCTCAACCATTTGATGCATTTTTTAAAAAATTCTATAGTGAAATATTCTTTCCGGAATTAGACAAACGAGGTATTACTAATGTAATACACTTGGGCGATTGCTTTGATCGTAGAAAGTATATTAATTTCAATTCATTAAAGTCTTGCAAAAATTATTTCTTTGACGAAATAAAAACTCGCAATATTAAAATGGATATGATTGTAGGTAATCATGATACGTTTTTTAAAAATACCAATGATGTAAATTCGCCAGATTTGTTATTAGGCGAGTACACAAATATAAATGCCTGGGATAGCCCTATTGAATTAGATTTTGATGGTACTAGTATTTTGATGATGCCTTGGTTATGTGCAGATAATTTTCAAGAAGCATCTGACATGATTAAAAATACTAAAGCAAAAATATGCTTTGGTCATTTGGAGTTATCTGGGTTTGTGATGTTTAAAGGTCAAGATGCACATCTAGATCATTCGGGTATGGATCCTATTATTTTTAAGAATTTTGATTTAGTTTGCTCGGGACATTTTCATCACAAACACGGTAAAGGCAATGTTCAATATTTAGGTAACCCCTATCAATTATTCTGGAATGATTTTGACGATGATCGAGGATTCCATATCTTTGATACCGAAACTAAAGAATTGGAATTTGTTAAAAATCCTTTTACAATTTTTGAGAAGTATTATTACGACGATGAAAAAGAAGATGTAGCAAACATTGATATTACTAGATTCGCATCTAAGCTAATAAAAATTATTGTAGTTAACAAAAAAGATTTTGTGAAATTTGACGGATTTATAGAATCAATATATAAACAGAACCCAATAGAATTGAAAATTATTGAAGACTTTTCAGAATTTGAATCTGAAGCTCTTGATGAATCTATTGACTTAGAAGACACAATGACATTATTATCTAACTATGTAGATAGCGTTGATACTGATTCTGATAAAGATCGTCTCAAAAGTATTTTGAAAACGCTGTACGTAGAAGCACAACATTATGAGGAAGTATGATAAGATTTAAAGCTGTAAGGTGGAAGAATTTTTTATCTACGGGTGGTCAATTTACAGAAGTAAAATTAGATAAAACATCCACAACACTTATTGTAGGCGAGAATGGTGCTGGTAAAAGTACCATACTTGATGCTATTTGTTTTTGCTTATTTAACAAACCATTTAGAAACATCAATAAACCTCAGTTAATGAATAGCATTAACGGCAAAAATCTACAGGTTGAAATTGAATTTGATATTGGACAAAAAGAATATAAAATTGTTAGGGGAATTAAACCTGGCATTTTTGAGATTCATTGCCAGGGTATTTTGTTGAATCAAGATGCGGCCTCTAAAGACTATCAAAAGTATCTTGAAGATACCGTCTTAAAATTAAACTATAAATCTTTTACACAAATTGTAATTTTGGGTAGTGCCTCTTTTACCCCCTTTATGCAATTGCCGTTGGGACATCGTAGAGAAATTATTGAAGACATTCTAGATATTCAAATCTTTACAGTAATGAATAGCGTGTTAAAAAATAAAGTCAATGACATTAAAATTAAAATATCTGAAATTGATTCTTCTATTGAGTTAGGTAAGGGCAAGGTTAAAATACAACAACAGTATATTGGTACGCTTGAACAAGACAAGAGAAAGAAATTAGATGATGTACAAAAACGAATATCTGAAACGTCTACAGAGATATCACAGTTTAATGACAGAGTGCTTATCCAAAAACAAAAAGAAAGTAATCTTAAATCCTCGATATCGGACTCAGCTGAGAAACGTAACAAGCGTACTGAGATGGGAGAACTCCTTAGAAAACTTTCCGAAAGAATTAAGACTCAAGAAAGTAGCATACAATTTTACCACGAACACGATGTATGTCCGACGTGTAGCCAAAGTCTTGACACAGATCACAAACACTCCGCGATCTCACTTCATACACATAAACTCGAAGAAGTTGAGACAGCAGTTCAAACCATTACCACTCAATTGCAAGATATTGAAACTAGACTTGATGCGATTGCTGCTATCGAAAAGAAAATCTCTGAACATACCGACACTATCATCGAGCTCAACACAAAAATCATTGCAAATCAGAGTTATATACAAAAATTGCAAACAGAATTGGCAAGCAATACTAATGATACGGCAAACCTTGACGATGAGAAGACGAAGCTTAAAGCGCTGGCCAAAGAAGTTGTTATTGCGGCGGGCGAAAAAAGTAAATTGTCGGAGGATAAACACTATTTAGATATTGCAAGCATTTTGTTAAAAGACACAGGTATTAAGACTAAAATTATTAGACAATATCTTCCCGTCATCAATAAATTAGTTAATAAATATCTTGTTGCGATGGATTTCTTTTGTCACTTTGAATTGGATGAAACTTTTAATGAGACAATTAAATCTAGACACAGAGATGAATTTTCATATGCTTCATTCAGTGAAGGTGAAAAACAAAGAATTGATTTGGCATTATTGTTTACCTGGAGAACTATTGCTAAAATGAAGAATTGTGCTAGCACAAACCTTCTGTTACTTGATGAGGTTTTTGATTCATCTCTTGATGCTAACGGCACAGATTATGTGATGAACTTAATAAATACATTGGGAGAAGAGACTAATGTATTCGTTATTAGTCACAAAGGTGATTTGCTTTTTGATAAATTTAGAAGCATTATTAAATTTGAAAAGCACCAAAATTTTTCCAGAATTAATACTTAAAGGAATATTATGACATTAGGATGGCAACTAACAACACATACAGTAAATGCGTTTGCTTATTACGAAGGCGTTTTTGATGAGGATATGGTAAATGGTATTATTGCAGCAGGCGAAAAAGCGGGACTAGATCAGGCATATGTTGGAGGTGGACCTGACGAACAAGGTAGAGTTGATCCCACTATTCGCAGTACAAAAATTGCATGGATTCCAGGTAATGAAGAAAACGCTTGGTTATATAGAAAATTGACAGACGTTATTTTAGCTGCAAATGAAAAATGGTTTGGGTTTGAACTTCATAACATTGAAGGTCTTCAGTATTCAGTTTACAATGAAGGCGATTTCTATGACGCGCACGTCGATCATCATTATCAAGGTCCAGGCCAGTACCCAAGAAAATTAAGTTTTTCATTACAATTAACTGACCCCTCCGAATATGAGGGTGGCGAAACTCGTTTGCATACATCACAGAATCCGTTTCCTATTCCACAAACAAAAGGAACTATTACTTTGTTTCCTTCATACACATTACATGATGTAAAACATATCACTAAAGGCCAACGTAAGGCGCTAGTAGGTTGGGTGCATGGCCCACGCTGGAAATAATATGTCAAGTAAAATCCCTGCAGAATATTTAGATTTAAGTAACGACTTCGGATTTACGGCAGTACATGAGTCGGATGTTGCAGATCCACTTATAAGTGAAGCGAATCAAACTGCTGATTCGAAAGTTAAAGAGAAGCTTGCCAGCGTTGAAAAGCTAATTCTGCCTCTTTTGGTTAATTTGATGAAGAATCCCGATAAAGATTACATCCATTGGCCAAACCGTATTCCTTTAATAGAAAAGCAAATTGAACGCATTTTGGCTATAACGAGGTCCTAGACCCCACATACTATATGGCTTACTGGGGGCTTGACAACTGCCCCTAAAGGTGTTATAATAAGGTATGTCCCCAAGGAGTACCTAATGTTAAATACATCTAAATCTTCAAAATCCCTTCTAGCAAAACTTCTCGCTTCTGAGAATATTACGATTGAGCATCGTAAAGTCCCGACCGCATATTTCGATACTAAGAATAGAGTAATGGTACTTCCTATTTGGAAGACCATGTCTGAATTTCTAAATGATCTGTTATTGGGTCACGAAGTAGGTCACGCTCTTTTTACTCCTGCCGAAGGTTGGCATGATGCTGTTACCGGAAATGTTAGCAAAGGTTTTAAGACCTATTTGAATGTCGTTGAAGATGTTCGAATCGAAAAGCTAATTCAAAGAAAATTTCCCGGGCTTAAAACATCCTTTGTCAAAGGTTATTCTGAACTCATGCATAACGATTTCTTCGGTGTTAATTCTGGAGAACTAGATATTGATACGCTTCCACTTATTGATAGAATTAATCTGCATTATAAAATTGGTGCATATCTTAATGTACAATTTTCTTCTGACGAACAAGAGTATTTAAATCGTTTAGATACACTTGATACTTGGGAAGATGTATATAATATTGCCAAAGATTTATTTGAAAACGGCAAACAAGAGTTGCGAGATGAATTAGAAGAACAATTCTATGATGAAGACGAGGATGACAATGATTATGATTATGATGGCGAAGAAGAGGACGACGGCGATACCGAATATGGTAAAGGCACTCGTAGTGGATGGAAACCCGGCTCTCCAGATAATTTTAACGATTTAGAACCAGAGTCTATTACTGATAAAAATTTTCGGAAGCGCGAAAAAGACTTTTTAAGCGATGAAACAAAGCCATATTACTATGTTAATATGCCTACTCCCAAATTAGAAAATATTATTGTTCCTTATAAAAATATTGCAAAATATTATAAAGATTTTAAATATCCAATTAAGTTAAATTCTGATTTGCCTGAATATGGATATACCGAAGAAGAAGCAATGGCACTTATTGAAACGTCTAAAACAAAATTGTTGAAACGGTTTCATGACACAAATAAAAAGTATGTGTCTTATCTAATTAAGGAATTTGAGCTTAAACGAAACGCTCGTCAATTTGCGAGAGCAAGTGTGTCTAAAACTGGTGAACTAGATATGAAAAAAGTATTTGGTTATAAGTTTAACGATGACCTGTTTCGTCGAATGACAGTTGTGCCAAAAGGCAAATCTCATGGCTTACTAATGTTTATCGATTACTCTGGTTCAATGACAGATAATATTAAATCTACTATTGAACAAACACTAGTACTTGCGACATTTTGCCGCAAAGTAAATATTCCATTCCGAGTATACGCCTTTACAGATTTGATGTCAAATGATCTAGTAGAAGAAATGAACTATCCTAATAGTGAAGAATATAGAGAGTATTTGGCAACTTCAAGGTATATAAACAATCCTAAACTTGCTCCAAAATATGCTAAGTTTTCTGAAAATGAAAAAGAGCTATCTATGAATGCCAATGGATTTAGATTGAGAGAATATATTTCAAGCGAAATGTCTGGAACAGAATTTAAAGAAGCAGTTAAATATTGGTTATTGGTTGGCGAATTGCATGCTAATCGTAGCTGGAATTATAAAGAAAGTGATGTTAATCTTCCTCGCGAATTTAAATTGGGCGAATTTGAGGTATTAAATGGTACACCTTTAAATGAGGCAATTGTTTCTAGTGTATCAATTGTAAAACAATTCAAAGACAAATATAAATTAGATGTAGTTAATACTGTGTTTTTAACAGATGGCGAATCTAATGATACCCATACAATTATAGATAAACAAAGAGCAAATGGCGAAGCATTTATTGGAACTAGCCATAATGTTCTTAGCTCAAATGTAATTATTCGTGATACTAGTACAATGACTGAAGGCAAAAAACCGCCAGGCGCTGATCTCACAGTTGGTTTATTAAATTTGCTTAAAAATATTACTGGAGTAAATGTAATTGGATTTTTTATTACGCCGCAAGCTAAACATGTTAAAAGATATATTCTATCTAGGATTGAAAGATCGGGTACACATATAATCGATTTCGATGAGAAATTTAAATCATTTAGAAAGACTAAATTCTTTATGTTGAATAATGTGGGTTATGACGATTATTATATTATTCCTGGCGGTGAAGATTTGGAAATTAAAGAAGATAAAATGGATGTCAATTCAAATAGTTCAAGGAATGAATTGAAAACAGCATTCATGAAAATGCAAAAAAGCAAGAGTGTGAATCGTGTGCTTTTGAGCAGATTTATTGATAAAATTGCTTGACACGCAATTAAAAAGGTGTTATAATTAATTGTGAATTGAACTTAATTGGAACTTTATATCATGTCTAAATCTCATTATTCTGAAGAACAGCGCAAAGAATTGGTTGCTAAATTGATTGCCGAATTTGGCAAAGTTGTAACTAAAGAACAAATTCTTTCTTATTGTGAAACTAATAAATTGCCTAATCCGCACTTTATTGTTGCCTGCCGAGAAATTAAAATTGGTAAAAGTCAATATGATTTGAACCAGATATTTGAAACTACAAAAGGTGAGACTATGCAATCTGAAGATGTTTTCCCAGCATTGCAGGCTCAAATTATTCCATTGAAAAAACGATTAGCAGTAGAAATTGATAGTACTATCCCAGCAAAAGATAATACCTATGTCCCTTTTGGCTTTTTTAAGCAATTGGAAATGATCTTAAAATCTAAGACATTCTACCCCGTATTTGTTACTGGTCTATCAGGTAATGGCAAGACAACAATGGTAGAACAAGCTGCGGCTAAATTGGGCCGCGAATGTATTAGGGTCAATATCAGTATTGAAACGGATGAGGATGATCTTATTGGTGGCAATACTTTGCAAGACGGTAATGTAATTTATCGTGAAGGCCCTGTACTAATGGCAATGCGCCGAGGCGCAATTCTTTTGATTGACGAAATTGATCGTGGTTCAAATAAAATGATGTGCTTGCAGAGTATCCTAGAAGGCAAACCTTACTTCAATAAAAAGACAGGCGAAATGATCTATGCGGAAAAAGGTTTCACTATTGTAGCAACTGCTAACACTAAAGGTCGTGGTACAGAAGACGGTCGTTTTATTGCAGCTCAGATTTTGGATGATGCGTTCCTTGAGCGATTCCCAATTACTGTAGAACAAGAATATCCGTCGCCCGCAACTGAGAAAAAGATCATTGCCAACAAAATGGAATTCTTTGGCAAAGTGGATACAGAATTTGCAGACAAATTGATTAGCTGGGCAGAAGTTATTCGTAAAACTTTTGAAGAAGGTGGCGTGGATGAGATTATCAGTACACGTCGTTTGGTAAATATTGTTCAGGCATATTCAATCTTTAATAACAGAGAAGATGCAATTACTTATTGTATCAATAGGTTTGACGACGATACAAAGACTGCATTTATGGATTTGTATGTTAAAATGAGTACACCTGAAGTTGTTGTTGAAGCACAACTTCCCCCAGAAATTAAAGTGGATGACGAAATTCCATTCTAATATTGAATTAATCTAACACAAGGGCGCTTCGGCGCCTACACCTTTCTTTATGCACACTAATGAAATAGTACACGACACATTTATCCCAAGGTGGTTTGGGCGTCTTGGTAATAACATTCAACAAATATCTAATGGAATATATTACTGCGAAAAGAATAACGTAAAATTTACATCGCCAGATCATCCATTTATTAATGCAATTGAATTGACATTTGGGGACAATGAATTTAAAATAAGTGAATCATCTCACAATTGGTTTTATTTTTTTGAAGGCCCAGATAAAGATTTCGATGCAGATATTACTGATTTAAATTTTAAAAGAAAAGAAATATGTGAAAAGTATATTCTGCCTAATTTAAAAGTTAATCATGATGAGTTAGATCAGCCTATAGGAGATGATGTTTGTGTTGCACATATACGAAGCGGAGACGTGTATTCACATGCACCGCATCCATCTTATGTACAAAATCCTTTATCTTTTTATTTAGAATTATATAAAAGATTTAATCAGAAAGTAATTTTTATTACTGAAGATGATAAAAGTCCAATAACACAAGTATTAAAAAATAATGGTGTCAATGTTAATGTGTTGGATGTACAACAAAGTTTAACATTATTACTAAGAGCAAAGGCAATAGCAACATCGGGAATAGGGACATTTGCTTTAGCTGCGGCAATATGTTCAAAGAATATTAAGGAATTATATTGCACCAATTTATCGATACCTAATGCACTCAATCCAAGTATGTTAAAAGAGCATCTTGATGTGTATAGCATGGATATCAATGGTGATAAATATATAAGAGTAGGTGAGTGGAATTACTCAGAGAATACCATTGCCAAGGTTTTACAGTATAACGAAGATATATTATTCAGGAGATTATAGTATGGAAAAAAAGGTAGCTCTAATCACGGGCATCACAGGACAAGACGGTTCTTATCTAACAGAACTTTTATTGTCTAAAGGTTACGAAGTTCACGGTATTATCCGTCGCAGCTCGTCAATCAATACAGGTCGCATTGACCATATCTACAGCAATCCAAATTTGCATCTTCACTATGGTGATGTAACAGACTCTTTGTCTATTATGAACGTATTGAAGAAACACAATCCATGTGAAATTTATAATCTTGCAGCACAGAGTCACGTTAAGGTTTCTTTTGAAACCCCCGAGTATACTGCAATGGTTGATGGCTTAGGTACATTACGTATTCTTGAAGCTGTTAGATTACTTAACATGGAAAAGACATGTAAGATTTATCAGGCATCTACATCTGAGTTATATGGTCTGGTACAAGAAATACCACAAAAAGAAACAACTCCATTTTATCCTAGATCGCCGTATGGTGTAGCTAAGCTCTACGCATACTGGATCGTTAAGAACTATCGAGAATCATATAATATGTTTGCTTGTTCTGGCATTCTATTTAATCACGAATCTCCTCGTCGTGGACATAATTTTGTAACTAAGAAAATTGTAAATGGCTTAGAATCAATTGGTTCAGGTCGTCAAGAGTGTTTGTATTTAGGTAATTTAAATGCTAAACGAGATTGGGGTCACGCTAAAGATTATGTTGAAGCAATGTGGTTGATGCTACAACAAGACGCCCCTGACGATTTTGTTATTTCTACAGGCGAGCAATATTCGGTTAAAGAATTTGTTGAAAGATGTGCACCATATTTTGCATTAAAAATTCGATGGGAAGGTGAAGGCCTAAATGAAGTCGGTATTAACGAACACACAGGAAAAATTATTGTTCGTGTAGATGAAAAATATTTCCGCCCTGCAGAGGTAGAAACATTATTGGGTGATTCATCTAAGGCTAAGAGTGTACTTGGTTGGACTCCTAAGCATTCTTTTAATGCCCTTGTAGAAGATATGTGTATTAATTTTAATTAAGGATATCATGGAAAAGAATAGCAAAATATTTGTTGCGGGTCATAAAGGATTAGTTGGATCAGCAATTGTAAGAAAATTAAAAGAAGAAGGTTATACAAATTTAATTCTGAGATCAAAAAGCGAATTAGATTTAAGAGACCAACGATCAGTTAAAAACTTCTTTAGTACAGAGCGACCAGACTTTGTTTTCTTAGCAGCAGCTAAGGTTGGTGGCATTAACTGGAACTGGACAAATCCTGGCGAATTCATCTATGACAATTTGCAGATTCAAACTAATGTAATTGATTCTGCATATAGAAATGGTTGTCAGAAATTGTTGTTCTTAGGTTCTGCTTGCATTTACCCTAAGGTAACACCTCAGCCAATTAAAGAAGAATACTTATTAACAGCGCCACTTGAACCAACCAATGAAGGTTATGCACTAGCAAAAATTACAGGTTTACGTATGTGCGAATATTACAGACGCCAATATGGCTTTAATGCTATTAGTTGTATGCCTGCCAATTTATATGGACCTAATGATAACTTTATTCCAGAACATGGTCACGTAATTCCTGGTATCATTACTAAGATGCATAATGCTATGAAGACAGGGGATAACAGCATAGAGTGCTGGGGTGATGGTACACCCACTAGAGAATTTTTATATGTAGATGATCTAGCAGATGCTTGTTTCTGGTTAATGCAAAATTATGATAAACCAGAATTTGTTAATGTTGGTAGTGACGAAGAACTTACAATTAAAGATCTCGTTAATAAGCTCAAAAAAGAAATGGGCTTTTCCGGTAAAATTGTTTGGAACAAAGACAAACCAAACGGCACACCAAGACGCAAAATGGATAACACTAAGCTAAAAGAACTAGGCTGGAAAGCTAAAGTTACTTTTGATGTGGGCTTAAAACAAACTATTGATTGGTACAAAAAAGAAAAGGGGTTAGTATGAAATGGCCTTTAATGGGTGAAACAATCACCTTTGGTGACAGACTAAAAATGGCGCATTTTGCGCTAACAGCTAAAAAATTTACCTTCGGTGAAAAGGTTAAAAAGTTTGAGCAAGAATGGAGTGAATGGCTTGGTGCTAAACATTCATTGTATGTTTCTTCTGGTAGCACAGCAAACTTCTTATTGGTAGCGGCAGTTAAAGAATTGTATGGATTGAAGAATGGCGATAAGGTATTGTTGCCAGCCTGTACTTGGGTAACTAATGTTGCACCAATTATGCAACTAGGGCTTGAACCTGTATTCTGCGATATTAATATTGATAATTTTAGTTTTGATCTTGTAGACGCAATAAAGATTTCCAAGAAACATGACATTAAAATGATCTTTGTTACTCATCTATTAGGGTTCTCTGCAGACAACGAATCGTTGTCTAGGATTTTTCCTAAAGCAATTATTATAGATGACGTTTGTGAATCACATGGTTGCACTGATCCCAACGGTGTTAAGCGCGGAGCAAATGATTTAGGTGCAACCTTTAGCTTTTATTTCGGACATCATATGTCCACAGTTGAGGGTGGCATGGTTTCGACAAACAATACCGACCTATATGATTTAATGCAATTAAAACGCAGTCACGGTATGGCAAGATATTCTACAAGATTCGACGATTATGCTGCGCTTTATCCAGACATTGATAAACAATTCTTGTTTGTTACTGATGGATACAATTTTAGAAATCATGAGATTTGTGCTGTTCTAGGTTCATCGCAGTTAAAGCGTTTAGATAAAATGATTGAAATTAGGAACAGAAATCATAAATTATTTACTGATATTATAGACAAATACGAACATTTATTTTATAATATTAAAAATTCAGCAACGAATAGTAGTTTTTGTTTGCCTTTCATCTGCAAGTCTAAAGAGATTATGATGGCTATGAAAGAAACATTTGCTGAAAATGGTATTGAATATAGACCAGTTGTTGCTGGCAATCTATTGGCACAGCCATTTTTAAATGGTTATAAAATTGAAACATCTAAAGACAAAACAAATGCGGATTTGATTAATGCTCAAGGTGTATATATTGGTAACAATCATTTTGTAACTGAAAAAGATATGGCGTTCTTAAAACAAGTTGTGGAGAAAATTGATGATAGATTTCGGTAATAGCATAGAAGCAATAATTAAACAAACTGTTCATGATGTATTGGCAAAGGGAGATCTTCCTGATTCTGAATATATTGAAACAGATAACCTAGGCGAAGTTATTGAAAAACTCGCAATCATTCATATTCGTATGTGGATGTTGGAAGATGCGATTCAAGCTGCAAAATCAGATGAAGAAATTGCAGACTTAAAACGCAAATGCGACATTTGCTTTAAAGTTAAAAGACCTCGTTATGTGCAAGCAGTTAATTTAATGGTTGACAATGCAATCAGAACAAACAGATCTTTAGTAGAAGATTCTGTAAAATTATATAAAGGTGTTAAGTAATGTCTAAAATTATTTTCTTTAATCACTATCACCGAGGTGATTTGTTAACACATAAAGAGTTTATTCGTCAACTACAGAATGAAATGCCTGGTTTTACTTTTGAGTATATGCATTTTAATCATCCTAAATTAACTAGGGATTTAAATATTCCTGTAATTGGTGCACCTGAAAATTTAGATGCAAAAACTCCTTTTTATCAAGACGATGGTGTGTTGTATATTAATACTTGGATTGGGTGTTTCTGGGATATTTTCTGTGAGCATGGTGGTATTAACATGAACTCATTATGGCATCAATGGGATAAAATCTTAGATACAATCAATGGGCATTTTAATACAGAAATAGCATTAAGAACAGATAAAGAATCATATTTACCTGAGATTGATTTTACAAAATTTGATGTATCTAGTATCGATGAATTTTTAAAGACCCATACCAATAAAAAGATTCTAATCTGTAATGGTCCACCTAAATCTGGACAATCATTCTCAGACAATATGCAAGACTTCATCAATCTTGCTGCAGAAGAATCTCCTAATATTGACTTTATTTGCACTACAAAATTTGATACTACATTAAACAATGTTCTATTTACTGATGATATTATTGTAGATAATGAAGTTGAAGATAAACGAGCGCCATGGGAAGATCGAGAAGTTAACAACTGCGACTTACAGGAAATTTCTTATCTAAGCGAACATTGCGATGCGATTGTAGGTAAGAATTCAGGACCATTTGTTTTCTGCGAAACATATAAAAATTATATGGATCCTAATAAAAAGTTCTTGTCTTACAATGTAAGCTGGGGCATTGGTAAGCCACCTACAGAAACAATGTCAAATGGGTTAGACATTAAGTGTAAATATACTATTACACCTATTAGTGATATTAGTACTTTGTCTTCAGATGATATTGCTAACATTCATAACTCTTTGAAAGAATTAACTGATAGCCTATGAAAAAATTAAAATTGGGGTTTGCTGACACCCACGATCATTTAAGTCAGTTCTTCTATAGTTTATTGTCTAATCGGTATGACATTGAAATTGACAATGAAAATCCTGACTATTTGATCTTCGGTGACGAAAATTTCGGTACAGAAAATAAAAAATGGTCTAAAAAGGATTGCGTTAAGATTTTCTATACAGGTGAAAATCGTAGACCAGATAATTACGATTGCCACTACGCAATATCATTTGATCACAACTACAATAATTGGCATTATCGTTTGCCATTGTTTGTTATCTATATGTGGTCATTGGATATGATTCACAATACTGATTATAAGTATTATCATATTCTAGGCGAGCATACGCCTAAAGAGAAAACAGGATTTTGTTCTTTTGTTGTATCAAACCCCGGATGTGAAGAACGTAATGAGTTCTTTAAACAACTAAATGCTGTTAAGCCTGTAGATAGCGGCGGGGCATTGTATAACAATATTAAAGCAAAATTAGATGGAGAAGTTGCTAAGATTGATTTCTTATCCACAAGGAAATTTAATATCTGTTTTGAATCGGGGTCAAATCCTGGTTACGTCACAGAGAAAATTTTACACGCATTCTATGCACAGACTATTCCTATTTACTGGGGCAGTCCAACAGTTGCATCAGATTTTAATACTAACTCTTTTATCAATGTACACGACTTTGGTAACATGAGCGAGGTTATGTACTTTATTCAGAAATTAGATGAAGATGAAGATCTATATAACAGATTCTTAAATTCACCTAAGCTTGCTGGTGGTGTACCTCGCGATTATATGATATTGAACAATTTCTTAAATTGGTTTGATTCTGTGGTGTATAATAAAATTGATATGAGAGCTTAATGAAAATACAGACCTTTATCTTTAATTGGCAAGGTCAGTATGAAAAGACCAAAGAAAAGCAAACGCAACTGAGTGCCATTGGGGTCGTGCCTGTCGTTATTAATAGTGACGACAATCACCGTGAGGACGATCCTAATTGGCACAACATTGGTGAAGAAAGTTATTTCACTGCTCAATTTTTAAAAGCAATTGAACTATTTGATGCGGATGTTATGTTCCATATACAAGCAGACGCATCATATAATGATTGGAAAAAGTTATATGACGATGCTGAAAAATATTATGATGTAACAGATTGGGGCATTTATGCTCCGAATGTAGATTACACTTGGTACGATTCTACTCGCACAGATGTCAACACTTTAGATTTTCCTATAGATAAATTAAAAATTGTTGCTAATACAGATTGTACTTGTTGGTTTATTCATAAAGATGTAATCAATTGGTACAAGGAACGCAACTTGGATTTTAGTCAATATAAAATGGGATGGTGCTGGGATATCATTTTCCCTGCATTATGTTTTATTAATAAGAGACCTGTTATAAGAGACTATGCTCATACTATAGAACATCCAAGGGGGACAAACTATAATACGGATCAAGCAGAACAAGAAATGTGGCATTTGTATAATAGTTTAACACCAGATGTAAAAGAAGCATTTGGTCTTATTAAAAATAACAAAGATGCTCTGTCTAAGTATTATACCTAAAATGAAAAAAATTATAGCATTTAGTTTGTGGGGAGACAACCCTAAGTATTGTGTTGGTGCAATTAGAAATGCCCAATTGGCAAGAAAGTTTTTTCCAGAATGGGTTTGTCACTTTTATTATGACCAGACTGTGCCAAAAATTTACATTGCAGCATTAGATGAATTTTCTAATGTAGAAACAATTAAGATAGACAATGGTTCATTTGGTGCATTCTGGAGATTTTTCTCAATGCAAAAAGATACCATTGTTTTGTCGAGAGATACTGATTCTAGATTGTCTCTAAGAGAAAGACAAATTGTTGATGAATGGTTAGATTCAAATAGTAAATTGTCTGTAATACGAGATCATATTAACCATTACGAGTTTCCGATACTTGCAGGTATGTGGGGAATTAAAGATGGGTTGTCGGACAATCTAGTAGAAGGCATTAAACGATATTGGTCTACACATCAATATCTAGTTGATCAGTTCTATTTACGAGATATGGTTTGGCCTTCTTTAAGTAACGACGCAATGGTACATGGTATTAAAGAACGCGTCTGGATGCGTGAAAGTTATAAAGAAGTTGGCCGAGACTTTATAGGTCAAACATATGACGAACACGAAAACTCAATATATGATCCTGCATTAGTATGACAAAAATAATAGTACATCATCACACTGGTCTGGGTGACCATTTTATATGTAATGGTCTAGTTCATGCATTAACGGATCACTACGATATTGACTTAATTTGCAAAAAACATTATACTAAGACAGTAGAACATTTATATGAGGACTTTCCTAATATAACAATTATTCCTGTTGAAAATGAAATGGAAGATTGTTTAAAGCATGCTCAACAAACATCTCATCCTTTAATGAGAGTCGGTTTTGAAAATTGTGACTATGATAATTTTGAAGAATCATTTTATACTACATCCGGTCTAAATCCAAACGATGAATATGATAGATTTGTTTTGCCAACAAGATTAGATGGTTCAGTAGAGTTATATGACAAAATATCTAGCAAGCTAGGGCAAGATTATAACTTTATACACAATGCAAGTACATACGGTAGTTTTGACCTCAAAATAGATTCTAATTATCCTTGCCATATTGCTATCAAAGAAGATACAGATGACGTATTAGATTATGTAGATACAATCTGCAATGCAAAAGAAGTTCATGTTATTAATAGTGGTCTAAACAATTTAGTATTCCAATTATTTTATAAAGATAAAATTAAAGGAAAAGTCTTTTATCACAATGCAAGAAAACCCAATAAAGGCGGTATTGCAGTAAAAGTACCCGATGGTATAGAGGTTATAGAATATGAGTAAAAAGGTGACGGTGATTACGCCGACAACAGGGTCAAGTTATTTAAAAGATAATCTTCGTTCTGTGTCTGAGCAAACATATGATAATGTAGAACATCTTGTAGTTATTGATGGTCCTGGTTACATTAAGAATGCGCAACAAGTTATAGGTGGTTATGATGGAAAAACTGTTTTATGCCTTCCAGAGAATACTGGGGCAAATCAATACAACGGACATAGGATATATGGTTCTATGTCTTATATTTGCAATTCAGATTATCTCATTTTCCTAGACGAAGATAATCACATTGATTCTAATCATATTGAAACATTGGTTAAGGTTGCGGAGAAACATGATTGGGCTTTTTCTTTGCGAAGAATTATAGACAAAGATAACAATTATATTTGTAATGATGATTGTGAGAATCTTGGATTGTGGCCAACCTGTCTAAGTGAACAGGAATTGTTTGTTGATGTTGGTGCATACTTTTTACCGACACCTATAGCAATACAAATCTCTCCGTTATGGTATAGGAGAGCTAGACATCCTGACGATCAACCTGAAATAGATCGTGTTATTATGCAAGTTCTACTTCAGTATGGATTTACCTACAATACGAATGGTGAGTATTCTCTAAATTATAGAGTAGGTAATAGAGCGGATTCCGTGCAAGCAAATTTTTTCTTGCAAGGAAATAAATTTATGGAACAAAAGTACAAAGGTGATTATCCGTGGCGAAAGAAATAAACTACAAATACAACGAAGATGAATTGTTAAAAGAATTCAAACAATATATTGATGCTACTTATGGACAGCATTATTCTTTAAACAAATTCCAAGCGACAGAATTTATAATTGATAGCGGACACGGTGTAGGTTTTACCGTTGGTAACGTAATGAAGTATGCACAAAGATACGGCAAGAAAGCCGGAAGCAATAGACAAGACGTACTAAAGGTGTTACACTATGCATTGATGCTATTATATGTACACGACATTGAAACCCAAGGAGCTAAATAATGCAAATAAGTAATGAAACAATCCAAATCTTGAAGAACTTTGCGGCGATTAATAGTAATATTATGATCCGTAAAGGCAAGACTTTATCCACAATTAGTACAGCAAAAAACATTTTTGCTAAAGCTGAAGTTGTAGAAGATTTCCCCACAGAAGTGGCTGTATATGATTTGAACTCTTTGTTGGCGTTGCTAACATTGATGGAAAATCAACATGTTGAGTTTGGCGATAAGAGCCTAAACATTTCTAAAGACAACGGCAAATTTGAGTACTTCTATTCTAGTCCAACAGTTATTGTTGCGGCACCAGACAAGAGTATTGAGATTGATAATCACTATCAGTTTAAACTCTCATCTGAAGATGTTAATATGATTATGAAGGCGGCTGCTATTACAAGCTCACCTACAATCACAATCTCCAGCAAAGGCGACGACGTTTCTTTAACTATCGGTGACAAGAAAAACGACACAGCAAATACCTACAAGAAAGTAATTGGCAAGAGCGAACATTCTTTTGATTGCCATATGGCAGTTGAGAACTTTAAAATCTTCCCTGATGCATATACAGTTACAATTTCTAAGAAGAAGGCTTTTCACTTCCAACACGCTACAAAGGCAATTGAATATTTTATTGCAATGGAACCCGATTCGGTAGTATAATGAATCCCGTAGGTCGTAGATCATTTGCTAGAGGCCTAGGTCTAATAGGCTTGATTGGTGTAGGAATTGCAGGTTATAAGGAAGCTAAAGAGCGACTTATGCCTGCACCCGATGAACTAGCGTCTAAAGAGTTATCTGACAAATTAGATGAACATCCTATGCTTGCGTTGAATGCAACATATGGTGAGAAGGTACCGCCGCTGCCTTACAGTCCCTATGGCCAGTTTACCCTTATTGGTACTGGTCCTAGTTATAAACCCGGGACGGAAGTACGTGTGCAAGCTAAAATGCAGGTTGGACCTGACGGAAAGCTGTACGTCAAAGAAAATAACATTTGGCGCAAAATTTAATATTATGGAGTTATTATGGATTATCGTGAAAATGAATTTTTGTGGGTTGAGAAGTATCGGCCACTCACATTAGAAGATTGTATTTTACCTGCAGACCAAAAGCATATCTTTCAGGAGATGTTGTCTAAAGGTGAGATACAAAATATGCTATTGTGTGGTGGCGCAGGTATGGGCAAGACCACTATTGCCCGAGCGTTGTGTGAAGAATTAGAAACAGATTATATTATCATTAACGGATCAGAAGAATCTGGTATTGATGTTCTTCGTACAAAGATTAAACAGTTTGCTTCTACTGTATCATTCAGTGGCAAACCTAAGGTTGTTATTTTAGACGAAGCGGATTATCTTAATCCGAATTCTACACAACCTGCATTACGAGCATTCATTGAAGAATTCTCGTCAAATTGCAGATTCATTCTTACTTGTAACTTTAAGAATCGAATCATTCCTCCGCTGCATTCTAGAACAGCGGTCATCGAATTCAAATTGCCTAAAAGTGAAAAGCCAAAGATTGCAGCTGCATTCTTTAAGCGCGTCATGGAAATTATGGCAATTGAGAATATCGAATCGGATGGCAAAGTCATAGCAAAAGTAATTGAGAAGCATTTTCCTGATTATCGTAGAGTTCTAAATGAACTTCAGAGGTATAGTGCATCTGGTAAAATTGATGAGGGAATTTTTGTTAGCCTCGGCGAATCTAATATGCAAGAACTAATCTCATCTTTGAAAGATGGTGATTGGAAAAAAATGCGTACGTGGGTTGTTAATAATATTGACAATGACCCGCAAACAATCTTTAGAAAATTATATGATACATTGACCGATCATGTCACACAAGTACCACAGCTTATTCTATTGCTTGCAGATTATCAATATAAGGCAGCATTTTGTGCAGATCAAGAAATAAATCTTGTAGCTTGTTTAACAGAGATTATGGCAGCGGTTGAATTTAAATGAACGATTTATTGAAACCCACATTTGATTGGATAAAAGATGATTTTAATTCTCATCCTTTTCGCTTTATCGTTGAGCTTATTGCTTGGGCTATTAGTATTGGCTGTTCGATTACCATGGCTGTTACTGTCCCCACTCCGCCCCTGCTTACTCTCTATCCTATATGGATTATCGGCTGCAGTCTCTATGCTTGGGCTGCTTGGACTCGTAAATCTTTTGGTATGTTGGCCAACTATCTCCTGCTCACTACCATAGATACTATTGGACTCATAAGGATGGTATTATGAGTATATTTGGAACCCCTGTCGAAAAACCAGCAGAAGTTCCATATAAGGCTCCTGCGATTTCACCCTTTGATTTTATCAATGCTATACATCATAGCAAAGATAAATTGATCGTAGATGATTGGTCTGAGAAACAATATAATCCCTATATCATTAATAAGGGTCTATCTTACGGGCATGATACAGTAATTCCTGCAAATGAGATGAATTCTAGACCACATTTGGACAAGATCCTACAATTTGATTTTCTTATAAATATTATTAGGCCACGAAAAAGATTCAATAAATGGATCAAGGCTGAGAAAATCGATGACTTGGAAGTTGTAAAAGAATACTATGGCTACAGCACAGAAAAAGCCAAACAAATATTACCACTACTCAATGACTCGATTATTATTGAATTGAGAAAAAGAATAACAAAAGGTGGTAAGAATGACTACTGACATTATAAACATTAACTTCCCAGGGTACCATCCCCTAGAAGTAATATTGGCTGAACCGGATGATTTTTTAAAAGTACGAGAAACTCTAACTAGAATCGGTGTCGCTTCTAGAAAAGATAAAATACTATATCAATCTTGTCATATATTGCATAAACAAGGTAGATACTTTATTGTTCACTTTAAAGAGCTATTTGCTTTAGACGGGAAAACAGCTGATCTATCTGACAATGATTTACAAAGAAGAAATACTATTGCTAAGCTGCTAGTAGACTGGGGCTTGGTTAAGATTAATAATCCAGAACATTTCTTGGATTATGCTCCACTTTCACAGATCAAAGTTATTTCCCACAAAGAAAAAGATGAGTGGAAAATGGAAACAAAGTATAACATTGGTAAGAAAAAGCTAGCTACTAGCACTAAATAATAATATCCCCGGGATGGGAAACGCAGCAATCGGTGTGGGCTGTATAAACCAGAAGCCGACCTAATTTTGATCCCACTACCTTGGGAACGTCTAAAGCTGGTACAACGTATGGTACCCCTGTAGTCAGTAAGCAGGATTAACGCTATGCCTTCGGGGTAGCAAATTTTAAAACTCGCTTAATAGGAGAACTATATGTTTTACGCAAACATGGCTATCGATTCAATTCAAGACGCCAAAATCAACTTCCTCAAACAAACAGTCAAGGAAGAATCCCTTCGAAAACCTCTGGTTGATTTTGTAGAAGCACAACGTGTTTTTACAAAGCAGGTCGCCAAGACTTCCACTGATGTAATGAATATTGCTTCAGAAACAGTTGCAAATACAATTAGTGGTATTGCAAATAAAAAGGGAGAGTAATATGACATTTGTTAAAGACGTATTCGGTCGTGATATGTTCAAAGACTTTGATAAACTATATGTTGGCTTTGACGATCAATTCAACAAGATGGCTAAAATCCATGATGATCTAACAAAGAGCATCCCTAATTATCCACCTTACAATATCAGGAAAACCGGCGATAACACTTATGTTATTGAAGTTGCAGTTGCAGGTTTTGCAAAACAAGATATTGAGATTGAACTTGATAACGGCAAGATGATTATCAAAGGCAACGTACAAAATGCAGAAGAGGAAGAAAACTTCCTATTCAAAGGTATTGCTAACAGAGCATTTACTCGTGCATTTACACTTGAAGATCAAATTGAAGTTAAAGATGCTGAAATATTCAATGGTATGCTTAAAGTATTTTTGGAAAGAATTATTCCAGAACACAAGAAGCCAAAGAAAATTGAAGTTAAAGATTCAGAAGTAAAGGCAAAGACGGTAAAGAAATCTAAGCCGCAATTACTTACAGAAGATGAGAATCATAATGAAAAATGATCTAAAAGAATTTGAAGGAGTTCATGTTCCTTCGATAAAAGACTTTTGGTCATGGGTAGGTAAAGCGTTTACTCCGTCTTACCAAAAAGAGATTGATATGTATTTGAAGGATTCTGTAGATCATAAAGATCTAGAAACTAGAATGACAATATTAATGCGCAGGGGGCTTTTATGAAATACATTAAAGCTTTCATATCAATAGTACAAGAAGTACGATATATGTTATCTACCCGAAGAAGTACATTGGAATTCAGAGGTGACTGATTGTATAAACAAATACTAAAATCTTTTATGGCGTATTGTGACGAATGGCTAGAAATTAGGCATTTGTGTATTATACAAAATATAAGAGGTTGGTAGTAATACCGGGGCTTCGGCCCCAACAACTGGAGAAAAAATGATTGAAGTGATTAAATTAGTTACCGGTGAAGAGATTGTCGGCGACACAAAATATGAACAAAACAAAGTAATTGTTAAAAAGCCGTGTGCTGTTATGTTGGTTAATTCCAAATCGACACCGGATCAACATTCAATGGCATTGATTCCTTATGCAGGATATACTAAAGATCATATCATTCATATTGATAAACGATCTATTGTATGGAATGCTGAACTACAAGATGATGTATATAATCAATACAATGCAATCTTTGGTACAGGTATTCAGATTGTATCTGGAGATATTCCTAGGCCAAGGTCTATACCTAAAGCACCTTAATGCTAAGGTAGGAAAGGCGGGTTACCCCGCCTTTTTTTATGTATAGTTATTTACGCTAGCATTATACGCTAAAACTGCTGCCGCACCCGCAAGTAGATTGGGCATTTGGGTTGCTAATAACAAACTGCGAACCTTGTAGATCATCTTTATAATCTACGCTTGCGCCCTGTAAATATTGCATACTCATTGCATCAATCAATAACCCTGTATTTCCTAGCGGCATTTCAAAATCATCTTCATTCTTTATTTCATCAAAAGTAAATCCATAGCTCATACCACTACACCCGCCACCTTGAACAAAAGTTCTTAATTTTAAATCGGGGTTATTTTCTTCTGCAAAAAGATCTAAAATTTTTGTCTTTGCTGATTCTGTTATTGTTATCATACTCTGAAACTTTCTCCGCAACCACACCGGTCACGTTCATTAGGGTTTTTAAAATCAAAGCCTTCGTTGAGTCCATTACGAACCCAATCCATAGTCAATCCATTTAGATACGCTTCGCTCTTTACATCTACAAGAACTATAAAATCTTTTTGAGCGTAATTGGTCACGCCGACTTCATCATCATACTTATCAACATATTCCATTGTATATGCCAATCCACTACAACCAGTAGTCTTTACACCAAGACGAATACCAACTCCTTTGCCACGTTTTTGAAGTTGAGTTTTAATTTTCTCATATGCTTTTTCAGTTAGCGAGATCATATCTTGGGTCCGTTAAATAACGGAGTGCTGTTTTCACCTGTACCCAGCACACAAGCTATTTTTTCATTAAACTGAATTAGAGTCCATGATTTTGTTTCTTCATTCACAAACAAGGTGTATTTTGACACTTTGTCGCCGGATTCAATTCCTAACCAGATAGGCTTTTCTTTGTAGTCGCTGCCAATTAATCCTCGAAACAATGTCTCCGTGTCAGTACATTCTACAGACTTTTGCATAGTCACTGATTGTGCGAACACAGCACCTGACAGTATAATGCCAAAAATTAACCACTTAAACATATTTTTTTCTATAGTCAGCTACTGCCGCCTTGATAGCATCCTCTGCTAGAATACTACAATGAATCTTTACTGGCGGTAATGCTAATTCTTCGGCGATTTGGGAGTTTTTAATTTCTCCGGCTTTGTCGATGTGCATGCCTTTGACCCACTCTGTAATGAGGCTCGAACTCGCAATAGCCGATCCGCAGCCATACGTTTTAAATTTTGCATCTGTAATAATACCTGTATCATGGTCAACCTTTATCTGTAGTTTCATTACGTCGCCGCATGCCGGCGCGCCAACCATGCCAGTACCAATATCAGTATCACTCTTGTCAAAAGATCCGACATTCCTCGGATTTTCATAGTGGTCTATTACCTGTTGAGAATATGCCATTATAATACAATCGGCAACCAAAGCCATAGACCTTGGCTCATCAACAATGCGGCAAAAAATCCAACACCTATACTAGCAAAATATAATGACATACTAACAGCTAAAATACTTGCTGTTAATAAAACAATTGCAATTTGAAATGCTGAACCCGCAAATGTCATCCAAGGACCAGACTTACGAATCTGATCTCGCTCGGCTTCAAGACTTTTTGCTTTTGTCATTAATTCTTTTTTACCTTCACCTGTTGCAGGTTCAGATTCATACCTATCAATCTTGGCTGTTAATTTTTCTGCTTTGTCAAATTGTTTTCTATCAATAGCATCATCTCTAGCCATCTCTGCAAGAGTCTGTTTAACTGATTTTGCTTGATAAAATGCCCAAGTATTGTTTGCACTAATTGTATTGTTCAATACTTTACTGCTGTTACCACTTGAAATGTATGTGTTAATTGCAAGCAGAGCGGCTAGAACGGTGATTAGCCATCCAGCTTTGTCTTTGATTTGTGCTTCACGTTCGCTACGTGACAATTGTAATTTTTGTTCTGACATTTTATATCCTTGTTATATCAAATTTTAAGTTGGGATGATCGGGGTAATTTACAATCACTTCACCTTCAGGACATTTGTATTTGATATGAGCCAGTAAAGTAGCCGGTCCTGGTGCAACCTTAGCAGGATCAGCAATTGTAATACGATACCCAAACTTATCAACTTTTTGAGAAGCAGGGCCAGAAAACACACTAATAGAACTTTTGGCATCATGCACCTGAAACTGTGAATCTTTTACTTCCAATTTGAATTCTTTTACTTCACAATCATCTCGGTGTTTTTCTCTTGCAACCACCACTGCAAATTCACCGTTTGCTGGTCCTGACTGAATTTTAAAATACTCTCCGTGCCAGGTCAATATAGGTTGTGTTGGTTTTAATTTATCCCAAAGTGTATAACTGCCACCCGCTAATGCTAAACTAGCTGTGATAGCCCCTATACCTTTGGTGATTGTTTCTAAAGATAGTTCCATAGTGTTTACTTTATTTTTTAGCAATCATTGCTTGTATTTTTTCTTGCATCATTTTAGCCCAGAATGGTTGAGGAAAATTCCAACCAAAAAATGCTCCTACCGCTACCCAAAGTAAAATATCTAACATACCGTTCTCCTTTAACTATTTATTATCCGGGTAAAATTTTTATAAAACTTTACCTATTAATCCATTGACTATTTTATTTGATATATCATCGGGTAAGACTCTTAAAAAGTCTACAAAGTATAATGCCCCCAATCCGTAAACAAATATTTTTAAACTTATATCAAATGCTTTTTGATATTCGTTCATCGGCCGCACCTAGCACTTGTCTGACACCATTGTATCAGTTCATAACTACCAATGGCAAATATGAATACGATAAATGAAACTGCACCTATGATTATTGCCCATTCATTTAATTCTTCTTCTTTTTGTTTACGCTTACGTTCTTGGTCGTTATACATTCTTAAGTCATTAGCATCGTCTGAATCCATTTGTGCTTGACGTGCCTTAATTTTATTCCATACGTCAATCTTGCCAGTTGTCATAAACAGCATTTTGAGTTCTTCTTCAAAGGCTCTTGCTTGCTCTAATGCCATTTCGATCTGAAGTGCGGTTCCCATGTTGGAACCTTTCTTAGACTTTTTGGCTTCTACCAATGCCTTAGTTGCCGTACTCTTAGCATCAAACAGCTTGCCGATCATAGGGGCAAGAGAACCTAGGTCATTTGCGACCTTGGCTGCTTTTTTTACCATTGAAATAGCAGACGTAATGCCCGCTAGTGCTGTGATAGGATCTATCATTTTTTGTTACCTTTTTTTTCTTTTTCTTCTTTTCTCCACTCTAAACAAATCACTTTTCTATTATAAACATCTCCGCTCCATGTCCATCTTATACATTCTGGTTTTTGAATGTACATATACATGACAAAGACGACCTCTAACATTTTTAACCTTTTTGTTGTTTTTCTATTGATTTATCCCCTGATACATATTATAATTGACTTTATTATTTATGTCCTTAGGAATGTCTCATGAAATTTTATACTAGTGTTAACCAATACGGAAACAATGTTCTTGTGCGTGGGGTAAACAATGGGCATAAAGTACAAGATAGAGTGCCATTTAAACCATCATTGTTCGCAAAATCGAACAATGATTCTAAGTATAAGTCGCTTTTTGGTGAGCCTCTGGGTGAGATTAAATTCGAAAGTATTAATGAGGCCAAAGATTACGTGTCTAGATATAAAGATGTTGAGAACTTTCCTATTTTCGGCAACACAAACTACGCATATCAATACATATCTTCAGCTTTTAAAGATGATGTGGAATTTGATATTACTCAAATCAATATTTGGACAATTGACATTGAGACCACTGCTGATCTAGGTTTTCCTGATGTTACAAACCCGCAAGAAAAGATACTGTTAATCTCTATTCAAGATTATCAAACAAAGCGAGTGACTACTTTCGGTGTAAATCCTTGCGAAAAAGTAAACGACCGACATACGTACATTCATTGCGATGACGAAGTTGATCTATTAAAACAATTTGTAGAATATATCAATGAGGATCATCCCCACATTATTACGGGGTGGAATGTGGAATTTTTCGATATTCCATATCTGTGTAATCGAATCTACAAGATGTTGGGCGAGGATTATTTGAAACGAATTTCTCCCTGGAAAGTAGTTAACGAAAAACGAATCACCAGAATGAAAAAAGAAAGCGTTGCTTTTGAAATTTTAGGCATTGCTGTTCTTGACTATTTGGATTTATATAAAAAGTTTACTTATACAGCGCAAGAAACATACAAATTAGATCACATTGCCAAAGTAGAATTGGGTAAAGAGAAGTTATCATATGATGAGTTTGATTCTTTTACTGCATTCTACAAAGGCAATTGGCAAAAGTTTGTAGAGTATAACGTCATTGACTGTGAACTTGTAGATCGTCTTGAAGATAAGATGCGTCTTATTGAATTGATTATGACAATGGCGTATGATGCTAAATGTAATTATGTAGACATTTTCTCTGCAGTAAGAACTTGGGATTGTATTCTTTATAATCAATTGCTCAAGAAAAACATCATTGTGCATCAGCGTGAACATAAAACGGGTAGAAATATTGCAGGCGCCTATGTGCAAGAACCAAAACCAGGCAAATATAATTGGGTAGTATCATTTGATGCAACAAGTTTGTATCCTAGTATTATTATGCAATATAATATGTCACCAGAAACTCTTGTTAAAGATTCCAAATACTTTGACGTACAAATGAAAGATCTTCTTGCAGGCAAAGAGGATACATCTGATCTAACAAATAAAGATTATTGTATGGCAGCAAATGGTAGGTGTTTTACCAGAACAAAGCAAGGGATATTCCCTGAGATTGTTCAGAAATTGTTTAACGATCGAACACAATATAAAAAATTGATGTTGGTTGCTCAATCCAAATATGAGGAAACGAAAGATCCTATTTGGCAAAAAGAAATTTCAAAGTATAATAATTTTCAGATGGCTCGAAAGATTCAGATGAATTCTTTGTTCGGGGCAATGGCAAATGAATTCTTTAGATTTTATGATGACAATATTGCTGAAGGTATTACACTAACAGGGCAATATATTATTCAGAAGGTCGGTGTTGCTTTAAATGCCTATTTGAATAAAGTATGTGGTACTACAGATTACAATTATTCTTTCTATTCAGATACAGACTCTTGTTATGTTACCTTTGCTCCTTTGGTTGAGAAGTTTTACAAGAATCAATCTCCAGATAAAATTGTAGATATTTTGGATCAAGTATGCGAGGCAAAGATTCAAGAAGTATTAAACAAAGTTTGTAATGAGATGGCAGACTATACGAATGCATTTGATAAAAAGATTTACTTCAAGCGAGAAGCGATCGCAGAAACAGGAGTGTGGGTTGCTAAGAAACGTTATGCTCTGAATGTGTATAACAATGAGGGCGTAAAATACGCCGAACCAAAGTTAAAGGTTATGGGTTTGGAGATTGTTAGGTCATCTACACCTGAACCTATTAGAGAAGGTTTGCGAAAGGCAGTTAAACTTGCACTGACATCTACAGAAGATAATATTCAAGAATATATTAGGAACTTTCAGACAGAATATAGAAAGATGAAACCCGAGGATATCTCATTCCCTAGAGGGGTCAACGGATTAGATAAATATACAGACAAGGCAAATATATATAAACAAGCAACCCCTATGCACGTAAGGGGAGCCCTTCTCTATAATTTTTATTTAGACAAATATGATTTGAGTAAAAAATATGAGAGAATTAAAGAAGGCGACAAAATTAAATTCATTTATTTAAAAGAACCAAATACTATCGGCGAAAACTGTATAGCTTTCACTAGTGTTATCCCTGTGGAATTTGATTTATTAAAATATGCTGATTATGAAACAATGTTTGAGAAATCATTCTTGGAACCCATGAACACAATTTTAAATGGTATTGGTTGGTCGTCAAAACCGCAAGCAACTTTAGAAGGATTATTCGGATGAAAAAATTATTACTAACACTCACATTTATATTTTGTGCATCTTTAGCTTATGCACAAAAAACACCACAAGGCGTTACATATGACGCAAATATTTTAAGAGTAACGGATGGCGATACAGTTGTTATCGCCGCACCCTTTCTACCTAAACCACTTAAACCCGAACTTGCGGTACGAGTCTACGGCGTCGATACTCCGGAAAAAGGATTTAGAGGTCAATGCGACAGCGAAAAACAACGAGGTGAAGCCGCTTCCGTTTTCACTAAAGGTCTCATTAGCGCCAGCCAGCAAAGACAAGTCATTCTATATGGTTGGGATAAATTCGGCGGTCGTGTATTGGGCGATCTCATTTTAAACGGTGTAAGTTTAAGAAGCGAATTAATTAAAAATGGTTTTGCTCGTGAATATTATGGCGATGCAAAACAAAGTTGGTGCAAATAACTATTGACTTTTTGTTATGTTTATATTATAATAATTAAATTACTTAAGGAGATACAATGTCTTTACTTGACAAATTGAAAAAGAATTCTACAATCAAAGAAACGGAAGTTCTTAATAAATCAAAGTTCTTTAATAAAAAGGACATGATTCAGACAACCGTTCCGATGATTAATGTTGCCCTTTCGGGTAGTTTAGAAGGTGGTTTGACACCTGGGCTTACTGTCTTTGCCGGCCCGTCTAAACATTTTAAAACAGCGTTCTCGTTGTTATTGGCGAAGTCTTATCTGGACAAATATGAAGATGCTATTGTTTTATTCTATGACTCTGAGTTTGGTAGTCCTCAGTCTTATTTTGATTCTTTCGGGATCGATACCAATCGAGTACTCCATACTCCCATCACGGACATAGAGCAATTAAAATTTGATGCTATGTCTCAGATCAATAACATTGAGCGCGGTGACCATGTTATTATCATTATTGACTCTGTAGGTAATTTAGCTTCTAAGAAAGAAGTTGACGATGCACTTGAAGGCAAGTCTGTTGCAGATATGACTCGTGCTAAACAGATGAAATCTTTGTTTAGAATGGTAACGCCTCACTTAACAATCAAAGACATTCCGATGATTGTTGTTAATCATACCTATTCTGAAATGGGATTGTTCCCTAAACAGATTGTGTCTGGCGGCACAGGCATTTATTATTCTGCAGACAATATCTTTATTATTGGTCGTCAACAAGAAAAAGACGGTACAGATATCATTGGCTATAACTTTATCATTAATGTTGAGAAGTCTAGATTTGTTCGTGAGAAGTCTAAGATCCCTGTTGAAGTAACATTTGAAGGTGGTATTAGTACTTGGTCTGGTCTATTAGATGTTGCACTTGAAGGTGGATTTGTTGTTAAGCCATCTAATGGTTGGTACTCTAAAAAGGGTCAAGAACAAAAAGTTCGTTTGAAAGACACATACACTAAAGACTTTTGGTTGCCTATAATAACTTCTAAAGAGTTTAAAGAGTTTATTGAAGGCCGCTATAAGATGGCAAGCAATGATATGATGATAAACGATATGGACCAAGTTTCAATTGCGGAGGAGTTTGAGAATGCTAGTGAAGTATGAGCCCTGGGTAATTAACGATAAAGATAACGCTCTTTGGGGCGTAAAAATTCTTGAAGGTGAGTTCGTAGGAACAGCAATCGCCTTCAATGATTTTGATATGAAGGATGCGTCGGAGCAATTAGTTTTGGACTACACTGTGTTTCAAGCACCCGAAGGTAAAAAGGCCGAAGATATCGAAGGCCCCGAATTCGATAAGACATTGAATTTGGTTATAATGGATATTATAGAGAAAGCACTTAATGACTTCGAAAATCGAAAACGTAATTCTACAGAATCTAGCGAATGACGATGTATTCATGAGAAAAGTAATCCCGTTCTTAAAGCGGGATTATTTTTTAGACAACACAGATAAAATTCTGTATGATAAAATTAAAAGCTTTATTGACGAATACAATTCTATTCCGAGTAAAGATGCACTGACGATTGCAGCACAAAACGACAAATCCTTGAGCGAGGATCAATACAAAGAAGTTGTAGAAGCAATTCACAACTTAGATCCTACGGAACACAATAAAGATTGGCTGTATAAAGAAACTGAAAAGTTCTGTAAAGACAAAGCAATTTACAATGCGATTCTTTCATCGATTGCTATCATTGATGGTAGAGACAAGGGAAAGTCTGAAGACGGTATTCCGCAATTATTGCAGGATGCACTAGGAGTGTGTTTTGACAACAATGTTGGTCATGATTACATTGATAGTGCAGATAAGCGATACGAATACTATCACAGGGTAGAAACAAGAGTTCCTTTTGACTTGGATTATTTTAACAAGATTACAAATGGCGGTATGCCTAATAAGACATTGAATGTTTGTCTTGCAGGTACAGGTGTTGGTAAGTCTTTGTTTATGTGTCACGTTGCGGCATCTGTTTTGGCACAGAACAAAAATGTTTTGTATATTACTTTAGAGATGGCTGAAGAAAGAATTGCAGAACGTATTGATGCCAATTTGATGAACATCACTATGGATCAGCTTAAAGATTTGCCCAAAGCAATTTTTGATAGCAGGATTGAAAAGATCAGGGGTAAGACTGAAGGCACTTTAATTATTAAAGAGTATCCTACAACTGGTGCACACACTGGGCACTTTAAGGCATTGTTAAATGAACTACAACTTAAGAAACAATTTAAGCCAGATATCATTATTATTGATTACTTAAACATTTGTGCAAGTTCTAGATTCAAAGCAGGATCAAATATTAATTCTTATACGTTAATTAAATCTATTGCTGAAGAACTTCGTGGGTTGGCGGTTGAAGAAAATGTTCCTATTCTGTCAGCAACACAGACAACTCGTAGTGGTTATGGAAACACAGATGTTGAACTAACAGATACCTCTGAGTCGTTTGGTTTGCCTGCAACTGTTGACTTTATGTTTGCTTTGATTTCAACTGAAGAACTAGAGCAAATGAATCAGATCATGGTTAAGCAATTGAAGAATAGATATAATGATCCCACATTGTATAAGCGATTCGTTATTGGTGTAGATAGAGCAAAGATGAAGTTATATGATTTGGAACAAACTGCTCAGAAAAATATCATGGATTCGGGAATGAAAGAAGAACAACCAAAGTGGGCGTCGTCGAACACACCCAGGAAATCATTTGAAAAAGCAACAAGAGATTTTTCTAAAATAAGGGTATAAAAATGCAAAAACTATCAGGCACTCTTTTATCATCTACAAGATTAAAAAATAAACCATTGCCAGAAATTGTAGAAATTGATTCTCCCGTACCTATGAATATTCTTGATATGTTTCCAAAAGCACAAAAAACTACTAGAGTAGAAGGTGGTATGCGGGATGCGACCATTGCAGAAATTAAAAAACAAGCATTTTTGAAATCAATATTAGAAACAAAGTAACATAAATAATATTGTAAATTATCAGGAAGGTAATGATATGATAGTTAGTGTAAGAGGAGCTAAAGATATTCAACTAACAAAGATGCTAAAGTTAGCAGCAAATTCCTATGCTGATAAATTACTGTCACCACAATTGTCTAAAAATATAACTGTAAAAGTTAGAATAAGAGAAAGAGGAAAAATCAACGCCGGTGGATTCTGCGAGATGGATGAAGATACGTTAGTATCTCCTAGATGTTTTAATATAGACATTGGCAGAACAAAAAAGAAAATACATATGTTCACTGTTCTTGCTCACGAAATGGTTCATTTAAAACAATGGGCAACGGGCGAGATGAAGGATAGATATTTAAGGCGAAACTATGTAACTATTTGGAGAGGGGAAACATACCAAGAAGATCATTCTTACTGGGACCAGCCTTGGGAAATTGAGGCATATGGTTTAGAGAATAGTCTAGTTGCAAAATTTTTAATAGAACACGATCAGTTTAAAAATCTTAGACAGAAACAACAAGATTGGTTCGTGTATGAAACAGACGATGAATTGGATGAGTGAGAGACTTAATCATGTAATTCAATCTTAATTATAAGGAGTAGTAATGGAACAAGTTACCTTTACTTTATATGATATTATTCAAATTGTTTTAATGTTACTTGCCTGCTTTGCGTGTAAAGCATATGGATATCAAAAAGGAATATCTGATACAGTTGGCTTTTTTGAGGATAATGGAATAATAGAAATAACCGACGATGCAGAAGTTCGAAAATCAAAAGATAAATAATAATTATTAATCTGTTAATACCCCATAATCTGGGGTATTATTTTGGCTGAAAAGATTAAAAAAAGCTTGACAACTGATCCAAAAGGCATTATAATAAAGAAACAATGAGGAAATCGATATGAATTTTTCAATAGGGTCATCTGTAGCAATTACTACAAAATGGCGATCTAACATACTTGGACAAGAGTTCGACATCAATACCTTTGAGGGTAAAGTTGTACCTAATCCAAAGTGGTTAGATATGGACTATGTGTCTGTTCATACCGGTAACCCAATGTATCCCGTTTCTCATATCCACAAAAAACTTATTGTTGGCCATGAGTTTTCGGATAAAAGAAGCCTTGAACGATTGTTCAAAGTCAAATCAAAATCAAACGGAAAGACATACAATGTTATTTCGTTCGAAGGATTTGTTACTTGCGATTGCGTCGGTTTCCAATTCCGAAGGACTTGTAAGCATGTCAATAAGGTTAAAACGGTGTTGTGAAAGAACAACATCGCAAACTTTATGCTTGACAGGTGTAGCGAAAGGCTATATAATAGACTATGAGAACGGTTGTTCTTGGTGATTTCATTTATATTATTTAAGGATTGATTATGTCTAAATTTACAGTTGCAGGTGTTTCTACTCACTTCGGTGTTACCAAGGTTCGTTTCGCAAACGACATTGTTACTCGTACTAAGATTTTGTCTAAAGGTACACACACCTCTTTGGTTGAGCTTATTGAATTGCCCAAGGCAATGACAAAGGCTGAGGCTTGTCAGCATCTTCTAGCGGTAGGCGGAGTTTTTGTTCCCTACACAGAACTTATCATCGAAACGATGGCTAAGAAAGAGGGTGCACCAGCTAAGGTGGCAAAAGTTAAAGCAACGCCGGTTAAGGCAGTTGCACAAACTAAAGCAAAGATCGCAAAAATTGCTAAACCTGTAGTTGATGATGATCTCGAAATCGAAGAGATCAAAGAACTTGCTGAAGCACCGTTCTAATTTAGAGGGCTTGCTGCCCATTGATCAATTATGTATCAGGCGGGCAGCAGTGCCTTTAAAATTATAAGGATTAGGTTAAGATGAGAGACGCATGGACTCCACCCAAGGTGGGCATTATAGGTAAAGGTATTGTAGGTGGAGCAATTGCAAAATCTACAGCGCCTAGTGCAGAAATATACATTGTAGATAGCGATCCTGAAAAAGGAACGCATACATATGATGATTTGTTTGAATGTGATGGAGTGTTCGTTTGTACACCCACACCTCAAAGTGCAGATGGCAAATGCGATACTAGTATTTTGTTATCTGTATTAGAAAAACTAAAAGATTACAAAGGCGTAATCATTAGTAAATCTACGGCACCTATTGATGTATATACTAAATTGGGCAAAGAATATCCTAACCTAGTACATTCGCCAGAGTTTTTAACTGAAGCAAAAGCAGAAGAAGATTATGTAAATGGACAATTTGCGTTTGTCGGTGGCAACATACCTGCATATCAAAGAGAAGCAGAGCGACTAATTCGTTTAGGTCAACCGTGTCTTAATGTTGTTGCATATTGTACTATCGGTGAAGCGGCATTGGCAAAGTATACTATCAATACTTTTCTTGCGACAAAAGTTTTATTTATGAATGAGATATTTGCATTAGCAAATAAAAATAATTGCGATTTTAATGCTGTAATGGGTTTGGTTAAAACAGATAGACGAATTGGCACAAGCCATATGCAAGTACCAGGGCCCGATGGTAAAATGGGATTCGGTGGAATGTGTTTTCCTAAAGATACTGCAGCATTATCCAAATTTGCAGAAGAGCAAGGTATAACTTTATCTGTTTTAAATGCTGCAATTAAATCAAATAAATCTTTAAGAGATAATTTATAATCGCCTTAAGTTGTATAAATATTTTATATGTTAAAAATTAATCGCCCCTTTATATGCGAAACTTTCTATGGCAGACAGCCAGAGGTTATTGCACGTAAAAATTCATGGAGTTTAGACG